CAACACGGATTTCATCTATTTTAGGAGTCTTCTGCGACTGTCCCAAATCCTTTTCAGCCTCAACTGTTTCTATTTGCTCATCTAAAAGTTCATAAGCCTGTTTTAATTTACTTTCACTCTTCTCTATTTTTTCAGCAAGAAGTATAAAGTTTTTTATGTCGCTTAAGAAACTTTCCGAATCTAATTGACCTGTAATCTCATTAAGTTCGCCTATCTTAGATTTTATGGATTGTACTGTTTCGTTTAAGTTTTTTGCGGCCTCTTTAACAAACTCGCCTATTTTTTCCTCAGACATGGTTTCTCCAACATTCGCAAAAACTATGTTTTCTACTAATTTATCTAAAGAAGCGGTATCAACTTTGTCAATTTTAAAATCTTCTAGTTTTCCAAAAAGAATCCTGTTTAAATTAGATTCGCCATCTGCTCCCATAAGAGGATTCCTGCCTTTTCTAGAACCATCTGCCTTTACAGAAGCAAAAACATTGAAGGCTCTATCTATATTAATGTAATTTTCCTTTGCTAATTTCTTAACTTTTCTAATATGTCTTTTGGGAATATTAGGTAATCTAGTCTTTTCGTTTAAATCTCTTTGTATCTTTTTAAACTCTTTTTCCATATAGGCTTGAATTGCTTTCTTATCGGATTTTCTCGAAGTAACTTTTCCTAAAGACACATCAACATATCTTTTAGTCAAAGATAATATAGTGTCTTTACCTATCTTTTCGTTCATATCTTCTTTAATTTTACTAACAATAGAATCTATTCCCTTGATGCCTTCACTATCTTCTGAATAAGGAACCTGTCTATATTTAATACCGAATTTATTTCCTTCCATAGTAATATCAAAATAATAGTAAGCAGGTATTATTTTCACAAATTCATCTTCTGCCTTTTTTAATTTGTTGAGTTTTTCTCTCAACTTTCTTTTTCGTTCTTCTTCGTTTTTCTTACCCTGTTCTCTATAACTAGGTACTTTTGTTTTTTTACCTTGTAAGAATCGTTTATCCTGTACTTCTTGTGCAGTAGCACCCGAAACACTAATCTTTCTATCTTTCATCCATTCGGGAACACTTCTCGGACTTGATAACTCAAATGGTTTAAGTTTTGGAACAACCTGTTCTTCAAGTTCTTTAATACCAACTTCTTTATCAATAACATTAAGTATTGCCATAATAAACTCTGGACCACGATATAATAATTTATCGTTAATCACTGAAGAAATTTTTGCAGTATCTCCTTTAACTTTATTTAAAGCACTCGGCAACAACTCAACATCTTTGCTAAGTTTTGACCAAAAAGTTTTAGTAGTTTTATTTATCTTAGGTAAGACTTGGGAAGAACTATACATAGTGGGTTCACTCGATTGTTCACTACTTCTTGAATCAGCGTATCTTTGCATTGATGCAATAACGCCTTCATTCTTTTTTCGCAAGGCGACTAATATTTTATTAATTGCTGTTTTAATTGAAGCGTCTTCTGAAGAATTTTGTAATTTTTGAAGTGTTGTAATGATGAACTCAAAGACCTCTTTGGTAGCCGCAACTCCTCTAGGATTATTTTCCAAATAATCTTTTAAGTATTTATCTGCGTCTTCGCTTTCGGGTTGATTATACCTGATAGCAACTTCATTTAGTCTATTTAAATATTTGTCAGTAGGTATTTTTTTACCTTTACTATCCTTAAATTGCCCTCTTAAAATCTTTTGAAGTTGCTTAACTTGATAATTAGCACCGGTATCGGAGGAAAGAACTCTTAATATATCAGTATTCTTTACCTTCTTAGGTTTTGTTTTAACTTCTTTTTGGTCTTCTTCCAACTCAGCAATTAGTTTATCTGCTTCTGCATCTGTCATTTTTGCATCAAAGAAAGTTCTAGTTTTAGGGTTATACTTGCCATATTTTTTACCTCTCATAGATTCTATTAATTTAGTACCTGTTAATTTTGTATCTATGCCTTTTGCAGAAACATTATATGTAAAAACTTTAGCCGTCGCATCTTTTCCGAATATGCCAAATAAAACATTTAATTTCATTTCGCCGCTAACTTTATCATCGCCTTCTACTATATCTTTAGTAATTTTAATCGGTTTACCGTCGTATGTAATTTTCATAGGTAATTTATTAAAATATTCCTCGTAAGCCTTTCTACCTAGTTTAGCAGTTAAGGAAAGATAAATTTCTAAAGCCTTTTTATCTCTTAATGCACCTACGCCTACAAATTGGTTTCCTTTATATTTTCCTGTGTCTGCTATTATTTTTGCAGTTTTTGGGCCTTCTTTCTTTCGCCTTCTTGCTACTAATTTTTTATATTTATCTAAATCCTTTTGTTCTGTCTTGGTAGACAGAACTTCAGGCTTCCATTCTTTTTTAATATTATTTTCTAAATGTTCTATCAAGCACTTTATTAGATATTCAGGGTCGTCGCCACGACCTTGAATGTAGGCTTTAATGAACACCAATTAAATCAACTCAAAAAGGGATATTTTCTTTCTTACCACGACGCTTCGATGGCGGTAGAATAACATCAGGAACATCATTTGAAGTTCTTGTTGCCTTATGAGTAGTATCTGGTGGTAATCCACCAACTGAAAAATCACGGTTCTTTGTAGTCGTTCTTCTTTCAGCCGAATTTTGTGACCTAACTCTAGCCAATTCCTTCTTCAATCGTATTTCTTTTTGTTTTAAATCTTCTGTCATATTAACCAACTCTTCTTTCTGTTCTTGAATCAACATTTTGATTACCTGCTTCTGCTGGCAATCCGGTCATGCGCTTATCCGGTCCTACTTCGTTCCTCGCTTTATTCCTTGTGGCCGGTGGATTTTCTTGTGGCTTGGAGCCGCCCCCTTGTGCCATTTCTCTCATATTTTCATCTAAATCTCTTTGGTCTAAATTAGAACCTGCTAATGGGTCATTCTGTATTCTTTCTTCTCCTTCTGCACCTTGTTCCGGTTGTTCCGGTTCTGGCTTCTTAAAAGTAAATTGTCCGTCCTCATCCATATCAACTTCAAATCCTAGATTTTTAATTGAAGCAGCAATATTAACTTCAATCTCTCTTTTACGAAGACCTGCAATTTCGTCTTCTTCTTCCGATGGTGGTAATTTTAAATCCCAATCTGTAATACCAAATTGCTTTGTTAAATATGGGAAAACATAATTATTGTAGACATTCTGTGCCATTTGAACAGCACGATTTGTCACAAGAATTTGCATACCTTCATTATTCAATCCACCACTTGCTGTACTATCAGCCATGAATACTTTGCTAACCCCATAGAAAGCAGAAATTCTATCTCTTAAATCATCCTTTACTGAAATGTAATCCATCTCTTTAAGACTGTCCATGAACTTTATCCATTCAACAGCACCCTTTCCATTCTCGGCTTCAATTCCCATGACAGGAATAAAGTGAGGGTCTGCTTCCATCTTTTCTTTAACGCCTCTCCAAAAGGCTCTCATTGAATCCATGTTTCTAGTTTGTACCGCCAATAAACCTCTTGGCATTCTGCTCTTAGTGTATGCTGAATTAACATAGTTCTCCATAGCAATAAGAGTCATAATATGGTTATATAATGTAATTACTGGAGAGAAACCATAAAGGCGACTTGGGCTGTATTTACTAAAGTGCAACACTTCTCCTTCTAAGAAATATTGGTCTTCTCCATTTGCTCTATTTACAAAGTGTACGGGTTTCATATCCGAACCACAGGCTTCACATTTTGCATAGGGTTCAGTAGCCAAAATATTTCTATGGTGGACACAAGTAAATCCTTTTGTTCCCTTAACTCCATCCTCATCAGCATAAATAAACATAGTCACTGGGTCGCCACGATAGATTTCTTTAATGCGGTGCATTCGTATTTTACCATTACCATCCAAAAAGTATTCTTTCACTAGAACAATGTAGGCATCATCCATAGTATTCAAATCATCTTCAAGTTCTTTCAAAACATCAATAAATAATTGTTCCGAGGGATTAACATATCCTTCCAAAAACTTTTCAGCAAATTGTAGTTGCTTAACATCAGGAACTCTTAAATCCTCAGATTCACAACGAGAGCATTGTTGAACAGGTCTTTTGTGTTTTTTATTACAATTATTGCAAATGGCTTCAAATGATTTTTCCCAAACATACCCTCTACGATAAACTTCTTGTTTTAATTGAGTAATACAAGTTCTAACAATAACGGACTGTTGAACCATAGAATAAATGATGGGTGCTGTCATCATGTAGTTATTCTGCCTTTCTTGAATACCCATATTGAATATCTGTCTATCCGCAGGTTTAGGAGTTGTACGCCTAAACAAGTTAGTAAAAGAAAATCTCCGCCTTTCTTCAGCCATGACTACACCCCTATTTGTTCGCAGGTTCCTCTTCTGCTATATACTCTTCGACGGTCATTTTCACAGGTCTTCCTTTTTTTAACCAACATTGTTTGCAAAAACCAAAAGGCATTAAGTTTCGTGAAGATGTAGTATAGCATCGTCCACAATACATAAATCTCATCATATCACTCCATCGCATTTTTCCGCTCAAAGCGTTGTCTTTCACTTATTCCGTACTGTCTCAAAATTTCTTCAATTCTTTCTTTAATAAAGGCAGGTGTCATAAAAGGTACATTTCCTTCTAATTCTGCTTGAATTGATTTCTTACCTGCTTCTAAGAAAGAAAGAACTTGTTGTTCCATTTCATCAGGCATATTAGTTTTATTCATAGCCTCTCTAGTTTCTCTCATATATTTAGCATAGAAGTTAGAAGGGTTTCTTTTTTCTTTTAGAATAGTACCGACTTGTTCCATTGAATCCATAGCACTCATTTTACAATTATCTTTGTACTTTTGGATATTATCTAAATCAATACCCTCTTTGCCCCAATCAAAACCAACATGGTCCCTGTGATTTTCCCATTTCATTAACTTAAAAATCTCATCGCATCTTGGCTTATACCATTCCTGTTTCTTATAAGATTTTTTCATTCTTATTAATTCTAACAACAATTCAGCATTTCCTTTTTTAAGTCTAAAGTGGGGTAGGCACTTCATTAGTAAATCATTAACATCATTTTGAGAATAAAAATTCAATCTTTGTACCGGTCTAGTATCTTGTGGTGACTTTTGATTCAAATGTAATTTACCAAAACCAATAGACTTATGCATTTCTTCCATAAATACACGACCCCTATCTCCCGTAGCAATTAAACCTACTCTTGGGTTATGGTTTCTATCCATTGTGATATATCCATCTGAATCAATAAAGGCTGCTGTGTATGCCCATATGTTTTTCTTTATTTCACTAGGCATACTGTAATACCCACCATTAACAGAAGACACATCTAGTTTTTTAATCATTTTGGAAATCATGTTGGTTGTGGTACTTTTGTTTAATTGATTGGGCATTCTTTCATGAATTTGTTTTAAGCCTATTCCGGGATTTTTTCTTATCTCAGTGTTAATAAAACTTAAAACTTTTTCTTTTTTAGACTTGGCTAAAGATTGGTCAGAAATCTTTTTTATTTCTGCTCTAAAATCTTTCTTTGCTAATCGACAAGCCTTCTCAAGAGTTGAATAATCTTTACAATAAACCATATCAGTTTTCTTTAAGTCATGTTCCCAAAACTTACACAAGGAATCTACAACTCTTCTTCTAGAATCAACATCTCCTATTTTATGAAGTTTCATTAAATCTTTTTCATTAAATCTCATTTTTAATAACGGTTCTCTATATGGAGTTAGCCAATAAATAGAATCAATACATTTTGAAATATGGTCGGAGTACCCATCAATTACAGTGTCAATCGCCTTCGACATTCTTAACCGGTCTTCTCCCTTTAACTGTCTTCTTGCTTTACGCATTTTCTTAACTAATTCTGGTATGCTTTCTTCACCTACTAAATATTGATTAGGAAATGAAGAGAGTTGTTTTCTTGCTTCGGTAGCATTTATATTTAAGTTTTTAGATAAAGTATTAACTGCTTCATAATCCGACATAACATAGTCAGTGATACCTTTGTTTAGTTCAATACCAACATCATTAAGGGCTTGAACAACGGGCTTCCTTTCTTCTTGTAGTTCCTCTAACTCTTCAATTTCATCCTTTGAATCAATTAAATCTTGTTCTGTCACCATATAACCACCTCAAAAATTCATACCTATTACACCACTATTTCGCTTATACTTGTTCGTGGTGGGCGGCTCAAACAGTCCTAAATCGTCAAGCAGTATGAAGGTTTCACTCATGGTATGCGTGGCCGCATTTGCTAATGCAAGGCTCATTACCATGTCGTCATGCGCCCCTATACCCTCGAATTTTCCCTTCTCGGTGATAGCAAACATAGACAATTCTTCAAGTAGTGTCATAGACACCCTTCTACTTTCTTCATTACCATAAGGGAGATTAATCTTTTTATTTTCAAAATTCATTTGAAGACTTAGAATAATCTCTTCTTTCTTCTTACGAGTAGTATTGAAGTCGTGAACATTTAAATCACTAACATTCCTTAACTCTTGTGTAAAAGATTTAGCGAATGTATTTGTTTCAAAGAGAACAACTTCGGGATGGAACATCTTTCCAATTAACCTAACCTTTTCTATATTCTCCCTAAACTCAACATTCTTAGAACGGTCAATGAATACAATAGTTTTATTATCGTGTTCATCAACTTCTAGAACTGTAATAACATTGTAGTCGCCATCTGTTGAAATAGCAGGGTCCACACCTACATAATACTTATAGCCTTCACGACGATGCGGCTTGAGAATATGTTCTTTACTCTTTGCTAATTCTAAATAGTCAGGATTGAATAGAGAAGTACCTGTTGATATAGGAACACATAAATATTCCCGTGTGAACATTAAAGAACCAACTTCAGCCTTTCTTGCTATTAGTGCATCATAGTCCCATCTTTCAGGCCAAAGGGGTTCATTGAGAGCATTGAAACAAGGATATGTTCGGACTGTATATGCAGGATTCTCTTCGAGTTGTTGATAAATATCTGTATAACTGAAGGGAGTTCCAATAACTCTCAATGAAGCGGTGTGGTGAAGTGTTGGAATCATGTCACCATAAAACCAATCTGTGACCTTTTGAATACCCGTCATACTAAACTCTTTCAAAGGGTCGTCAATAATAATCTCTTGAGGGTGAAGACCACGAATCTGTGAGCCAACGGAACGCTCAAGAATTTGATTGCCGTTAGTCAATGTAATATTTCCAATCGCCCAACCTCTAGCCGGTTTAAATTTCTTTAACATGGGATGATTAAACATCTTATCAATGTCCCTCATGTGAACCATTGTCTGCTTTTGGTTAGATGAAATGTAAAGCATTTGATAAGGTGGCTCTTGGAATACTAAATTCCAAACAACCCAACTGTGCATAAATACAGATTTTCCGTGGTCACGACTACAAACAATGACAGTTCTTTGTGTATCATTCATTAACTCTAACCACTCTTGTTGATATTTAGGAAACATAAAACCTAAAACATTCTGGAAGAAATATGGAAAAGAGTTTTTGGATAACTCCATATCCATTTGATGCTCAAAATTAAAAGACTCGACTTCCATGTGATAACCTCAAAGATTGTCAATACGCCACTGTAATTTGTTTTGAAGGTCCATAACTAAGCGAGTTAAATGTTCATCATTATAAAAAGAATCATCTGCTTCTAAAAGCCTTGTGAAGTGTTTAATATTTATTCCTTCATCATCTAAAATGTTTTCTTTTATTCCTTCTAATCTATATTCTATACTTTTTGGGTCTTTTTTATCTCCAGCATCTAAACCATTAAGACTCACAAGAATGCCAACTCTCATTACTATCTCACGATATAAGTCTAGAATTTGGTTATCTGTCGGGGCTTTTAATATGTTTTTCCAAGTCACAAAATCACAACCCTTTCTCTCTTACAGCATCTTTAGCCATTTGTATGGCGGTATCGAAAAGTTTATCAAAAGAATCTGCTAACTTCTTAAGTTCTGCTTTTAAAGAAGGTTTCATTTGAATTGATTTTCGGTAGTGTTTGTGAACCTTTGGGTTTATTATACTAAAATGCATTTGTATTAAGCCGCCGTCGTTGTCGTTGATGAGTTGCTCCATACGATTCGCAATATCCAAATTATTCAAGTTTCTTGTAAAATAAAACCCATCTACCTCTGCATAATTATCCTTTTCCATTCGAGTATTTAATTCTGAAATCCTCTTCAACGACTTGCAAGCCGCCTCTTCGTTTTCGGCTTCATAATTAATGTATTCTAATTCCGCAAGGACTTTGTAAGTTTCCTCATTATCACCAGATGCATCTCTTAGTTCTTTATCAGTAAAGGCAAACCAAATCCAACCATTTGAGTGATTATTGTAATCAAAGTCGTTAACATCTGAGCGTAGGTTTGTTGTTTTAATTATTCTATTAATTTCATCATTAATGTATTTATAAATTTTATTAAACTTTTCTACACAAGATTCATCATCTTTTATATTGACTTTAATCTTAGATGCGTCAAATGAAGTACCTTTTCCTTTAGAGGAAACCTTAGAGGAACCCTTAGCAGATTTTAGAATATCCCACCAATTCATAATATTCACCTACTTGATTTATTTCCATGACACTTCCACTTTTTACGGCTTAAGTTGTTAGGGCTGTTTGGGTCACTTCTCCAATTACCTTTGATTTTATTCGACCTTGCACAGTAAGCATCTCCTTTAGAAGTGTTCGGTCGGATTCTATCTCCGCCATCCTTTGCCTTTCCTGCTTGACCATACTTAACAGTTTTCTTTCGACCTGTCCTTTTATTAGTGACGACCTTTTTAAATCGTCGTTTGAATTTGAGAATCTCTTTCCATTCATCCATCATCTGTCCCTCTTAGAATCTAATTCTTTTTTGGCTCTCTTTTGCTTTTCTCTAAGTTCATCCATAGCAGTTCGAGGCTTAGGTTTATCCTCTAATTTTTCAAAGTAATCCATAATCTCATCTATTTGCTCTTCTGTTGGATTACTAGCCATAAACTTTTCACCCAATTCTTGAACCTCTTTAGAATCTTTACCATGTTTGCCAAAAGTCATTCTTAGCATGGCTTTGAATTGGGGTACTAATAAAGCCTTTGCCTTTTTAGCCTCCCTTTCCATGACTCTATCTATTTCTTTCTGTTTTTCAGGGCTGGCATTTCTATACCCTCTTCCTTTTTTATAATCAGAATCCTTCTTTAAAATATATTCCCAACCCACCATCAGTCACCCCTTTTATTCTTGTTATATATTTCAGTTAGGGCTTGCATATCTGTTTTACCGGCTATTCTTGCTCTAAGATATTGAACTTCAAAAGGGAACATACTGTCACTTTTATTTTTTAAATTTAATATTCTTTTCTTAATTTCTTTTGTTTGTTGATTTGTTAAATCTTTAGCATTTATTAGTTCTTGCCTAAGTTTTGCTGAGGTATCGTTTTTTTCCTTTTCGGAAAGTCCTTTTAATATTGTTTTCCAACTCATGCTGTAAATGGCCCCCTTCTTTTACTACTTGGTTTGTGAGTGTAAATGTCTCCATCAGCGTGAATATAAATCTTTTTTCTTCTAACTAATGCGTCGAGCACTCTATTAAGAGTTCTACGGTCAGCAATACTTTTAAGATTTTTCATACCCAAAGCACCACCTTCTTTTTTAATTTCTGCAAGTATCTCTTTTTCTATTTGAGAATCATTCTTTGCGGCTTTCTTTTCGTCACCGCTAATCATCTTCTCATCATCTTTATGAGTACCACAATGGGCTTTCTCGTCTTCTGCCTTTAATATTTCTTTCCAATTCATGCTCCTTTCCTCCTTTTGTATGTTTTACAAGCGGAACAAGTCGGCCTACATCTTTGTTTAGTTCCTTTAGAAGCATCTTGTCTTCCACAAGGTTTTGTTCCTTTCTTATCATCTTCACATGATTGACAAGAAACCCAACCCTTTTGTCCATCTCCGCCTCTTCTTGAGAACCAACCGTGTAGTCCCGATTCTTTTTCTCTTTTGAAATTATCTCCGCCTTTCTTTACAGAATTGCCCCAATTCTTTGCACCAACTTTACGGCAACGAACTAAAGCACCAGAAGCATAAGCAGAAGGCCATTTCTTATATCGGCTCTTTACTTTATGATAACAGGCATCCTGTTTCTTTTTAAGTTCTTCAAACCAAAGTTCAGTCATTATCTATCACCTTTACTTTGGTCTTCAACATCGTATCGAACATTACTTCCACGAAGCATTTCTTCTTGTATGTTTTGGTAGAATTTATTTCTTCTTTTAGGTTTGGCTAAACCTGTTTCTAAATAGAACCGTATCGCTCTTTTGTTATCTTTTCCTAAGTTAGAATACTTTACATATTTTTTTGGTTGTCTAAAAGGTATCTCATCTTGCATGATAGCATTACCAAATTTAACCCATACCATATCTGACTTCGACCTTGCTTTTAGAACAGCATCGGGGTTTGTTTTTCTTAACATATCAAACCACTTCTTTACTGCCCAATTGCCTTCATATCTCGATTCGAAATCTTCTTGAACACTTTCAGGAATTAAGTTTATTACTTCGTTATTTTCATCCACATCTTTTTGAACTGTGAATCCTTTGCCTCTATATCTGTCTATCCAAGAATTTATATTTCCTTTAGGTCGGAATCCCATAACTTTTGGTTTATCTGGTAATTTAGCATCTCTAGCAGCATATAAATCATCTGCATTTCTTTTAGGTATTTTTCTCTTTTGTATGGATTTAAGTCCACCTAAAACAAGGTATGTATCGTATTCTTTCCAACCAATTGTTGCGATTACTTTATTATTACCATCAACACGGATTAACCATTTGTCTAATTCATACCAAGACGGGATATTTCTAACATACTCTTCTTCGGGATTATCGCTGTTCCATTGGTTTTGCATACCTTGATATGAAAATACTTGGTCTAAAACCCTAGCACCCTGCTTCTTCATATCATCACCTAAAGTTGGCTTTTAAGACATATACATGGTCTGAACTAATTCCGTAATCATTAGCAATACTTTCATAAGAATCTATTTTATTTACAATTGAAATTATTTCACTAGCACTCATATCAATATTATGTTCTTTTTCCATCTTTTCAATCATGTCATTTACATGGTCAAAATCATTTAATCTCTTAAGAGCATAGTGAATCGGTTGTGATTTTAATATTCTTATAGTGTCATGTGCTTCTAATTGCTTTTGTTGGAAATCACTTTTAACTAAACGGTCCATTAAACTGAGCATTCTAACCACACCTTTATTATCCTTAGCATTATAGAATTTTTCGCCTTGAGATGTTTCAGTTCTAAAAGGTAGGTTTTTTCCCCTACTTCGTATTAATTCAGTAAAGGCTTGAACAGGGTACATATCCAAAGGGTCGTCTGTTTTTCTTGATTCAAATGACTTACTTACATCAATACCCTCAAATTCATCTAAGTCTGGATATTTGTCTTTGTATTCTTTAGAAACATAGCGATAAACAGAACCTAATATAGAAGCAACATCTTTATTTATTTGTTCATTGATGCTTTCTTTATTTCCAAAAGAATCTCTTAAGGTACTTGCAAAATTTTCTGCGGCAGTATATAACTCACTATATTGATTAATAGCCTTAGAACCTGATAACTGTTCTAAGAAATCAATAATCTCATCTATGTCTTCACTTTCCAAGAAAAACTTCTGTTCGATAAATCTTTTGTTGATTGTTCTAACAGTATCAAATTTAGGTGAACTAACTTTATATGCAACCACAGTTCTTAATGTAGCATCCCCTTGAAAGTGTAGAGTTGTACCTACTCGGTGTCTTGTGAATTGAGGTGCAATAAAAACTTCCGCTAAAATTTCAGAAATTTCATTAATTAAATTGTTAATGTTTTCATTAATTTTATCGGCTTCTTTATCATTTCCAGAAAATGCTGTTCTTAAAGAACCCGTTTTACCAGATTTGTATTTACTATAATTAAACCATCTTCCTGATTGTTCACTCGGTAATTTTTTTCCACCTGTACCTGCTCCTAACATATCTAATGAAATATTAGAATCAAAGGTAATAGGGTTTAGTTCTATAAAAGACTTAAACAATCTTAAAAAATCATCAATAGTGTCTTTGCTTCTGCTTAACTTATCTTGCATATTTTTGTAATGTATTTCAAGTGACTGCCTTGAAGCCATTTCTAAAGGAAGATAAATTTTATTTACATCTATGTCACTGTCAATGTTTTCTATCCTTTTCAAGAAGTCTTCAAAGAAAGCCTCAGCATCGTCTTCTTCTAATTTAGGCTTATCATTATTTTCATAGAGGTCGTCAAAATATTTTCGCATTTTGTTTTTTAATGAAACCACATTTCCAGAAACCGTACCTACTCCTTCTAAAACTTCATCCAAGTAAATTATTGCTAATGGGTCCATAGGTTGCTGTTCCATATCATTTCTAAACTCCTTAACTCGGTCATTAGCAATGTCTTCTAACCTTTCACCCGTTGCTTCATCATAATCTTCATCTTCTCGTTGGTCGCCACTTGCAACTGCGGCCCTATTTGCATCACGAACAAAACCTCTTATGGCTTCAGTAGGATTTCTATTTTTGGTGGATTCCATTATTCCACCAATCAAAGTTAAATACCTTGAAAATAATTCCCAAGCCAAAACATCTAAGTCTTTAACTCCCACCATAGAGTATTCATATTTAGAAACATAATTTAAATCACTAATGTCGCCATCGAGAAACCTTTTCATATCAACTAATGCTTTTTCTTCAGAATTAGTTTTTTCTAACTCGGCTGATAATTTTTTGAGAGTTGGAATTAGTTTATTATCAATTCTACCAAATATTCCTCGCCAATAATTATATGTTTCTGACCTTTTATCAAAACTTCTTAATGTTCTGTCGTTAAATATTGTTTTTAAATTAAGGTCAAAATCTCCTAAAATTTCAACATCTTGGATTAATATTTTGTTATCCTTAACTAAATCAGATAACTCTCTAATTAGTTTTCTTAAATTATCTTCAACATAATCATTAATATTCAAAAGTGATTCTTTAGTCGCTGGATTTTTCAAAAAGTTATTAATTGCTTCTTTAATTTCAGGAACTTCTAATTCCTTTGGCTTTCTAACGGATAAATTATTAGGGTTAAAATCAGGACTTGCTAAAGAGTTAGCATCTATTTTTTTACCACTGTATTTAACAATAGAACTACTGAGCAAAGTCCTTATAGGGTTTTTTCTTAAAAACTCATTTAGTACATTTATTGATGCAGTTGCAGTTGATTGGGCTGGTTTAACAGGGGATTCTTTAGAATAAAATCTTTTTATCTCAGACTTCATTTTATTCATAATACTTCTTTTTTCTGACCTGCTTAGATTATTAAAATCATCATTCATTAAGTCTTCTTCTCTCAAATCACTGACAAATTCACTAAGATTGGCGTTAAGAGTGGAAAGATTTGATGCATATTTTGTATATAAAGCCTTATATTTTCGACTTTTTAGTGTCTTTTCATAGTCATTTAGGTACTTTTCTAGGTTCTCATACATCATTTTCACCCCCTTTTTCTATTAATAGCCCTTCTTTTATTAGTTGTTCTGCGGTTTTACCTGTTAAAATACCTGCATATTTGTCTTTATTTTGAACAATACTAACCAAATGCTGTTCTAATGCTTTAATATATTGAGTTTGAAACAGTTTTAAGTTAGTTTCGACCTTGTTCGCTAACGAATTAACGGCTTGTTCTAAGGATTGAGTACCACCGCTTAAGGGTTGTGCGGAGTCCGGTAGCAAAGAGTCAATTTTTTGCACCTCTTTATCAATATTTACCCCTAATATCTTATTAATTATAAACAATGATATAATCATGGCTTCTGCCTTAGACACTGATTTACCTTCAAACTGCCTTAAATCTCTAATATTTAATAAATCTTTGAGGCTAGAGGTCTTTTTTCTAGCAAGTTCTATCATAGAAACAATGGAAAGTTCTGTAATTTGGTCAGTATTGTAGTCAATTGCGAAAGAGTTCTTAGATTGTTTTCTGTCGAAGTCTGCTTTTAAGTCACTATATAGTTCTTTTTGTTCTCTAGTGGTGGCTAAGTAAGAGTCACCTATCTTATCCATGCTATTAAGCAGTTCTTGTTCTTCTTCATCTAAGGTTTCACCCAATAAATATTCTTTGGGTATAATCAAATTCTGTTGAATTTTTAATTTTTGCTCGGATTCCTGTCTTATTGTTCTAAATTCTCTAAGCATACCGTCCCTTTCAGTATCGTTAAACTTATTATATTTAGGGTTTTTAGTTTTAAAGTAGTTTTCAAACTGTTCTACACTAAAAGAGCCACTTGACAACAAATCCTTCGCTGAATTTTCAAATAATCTGTTAGTATTTGGCAAAACTAATAAAGATTTAATAAAAGGTAAAGTTCTAATGGATTTATTATTGCCAAATGTTACGACTTTATCCATATTTACTGAATTTAAGCGAGGAACCAGTGCTAAACGCCTAACTTTTGCCTTTTTATCAACATAGTGCATCATAATGTGAAAATAATTGTCTAAATCTTGAGAAGTTAAACCTGTTTTAGCATCATATTCCTTAGTTTCCAATTCTTGAGCAGAAACTTCATCTAATTTTGCAGATTTTGTATCTCTATCTAGCAAAAGTCTATCTAATAAAGACTCTTGCCTAAAAGTTCTCAAAGTTATATCTTTTTTACGAATAACATCTTTTAATTTTTTAGGGAGTTCTATACTTTTTACTCTAGAACTCTCTACTTTTCTCCAAACTTCTAGTTCTAAAGAACTTGTTCCTGTTTCTGTTAAAACTTTACCTCTTCCTTTAGTAAATCCACTTATGCTATTAATACCAGATTCTTCACTTAGAAAAAAAGAGAACAAAACATGACCAAATGTAGGGTTTTTTACATTTAAAAAATTATCCACAGAATTATCTGAGGTAAATTCTTTCACAAAAGCAGAATATACCTTAGTTCTTTGCTCTCTTGGAAAGCCTTTAGCATTACTAAATAATCTAGAGAGTCTTTCACCATAAGGGTATCTAATAGTCGGTGAAGATAATTTAAGTTGTTCGGCAATCTTATTGAAAAATTGTTCTAGGTTAGACTTATTTGGATTCTCTAAAGTAATTTTTTTTGATTCTTGGAATGTTTTTCTGTATTGAGTCCTTGAAATGGAATCAGCAACTCTATTAAAATTATCAAAGAGTTTTTTTCTTAAATTTTTCTTAGCGTCTTTACCAGAAAGTTTACTATTCAATTTTGTATAGTCTAACCACATCTTTTGAGCATCATTGTTTGATGAATTCTTTAACTCATTAAAAAATTGACTAACAGTATTAACATATTCAAATTCATTTATTATTTTTTTTAACCATGCTTGGTTTTTTGTTCCAAGTGTTTCATCCTTTTTACCAGCAAGGATAATTTTCACTGTGCTTTCTTCTGAAAGCCAAGTAAAAAAGATACTAGGTTCGGGAATCATAGTAATCTCTCCTGTAATTATTTCTCCAAAATAATTACATTACCTTCTTAGTGTATTTAGAACTTTTAAGAATAGCCACTATTTGTTTTAATAGCCTATCTAATTTAACATATTGTTCATCGGATTCTTCCAAATCCTTAGAATATCGAACAAGTATTGAATAAGAATTATCTCTCATTTTTTTATCAAACCTCTCGTAAGCGTTTTTATTCTCTTTCAGTAATTTAATGACTTTACCTATTACCGATTGCTCTACACCGAATCTTAATTCATCTCTATCAATAGTAGCACTGACTAATGGGCCGTGTTCGGTGGTTTGCCCATAAGGTATTTCGTTTATTTGAAATAGAATATCTTTTTGTGAATATTCGTTTCTTTCTTCTTTCAATATATTTTTCCAACTCATTGTAATCTCTCCTGCATCTCAAGATAAGGTTTTATGTATTTTGCGTAAAAATCATCTCTTCCAACAAAGGGCCGCATAGCATCAAGAGCATCAAACAATTTTAATTTCTGCTCTTTTGTTAATGCAGAAGTATCTTCTAAAAAATTCCTTTGTTGTATAATAAATTTCATATTATTATCAGCACCAAAACGGCGTTCAAATGATTTAGCCTTTGGATTTAAATATCTTTCTTCTTTAATTATATCTTTCCAACTCATTGTAATCTCTCCTGCATCAACCTAACATTTCAAGAGTATTTTTTCTTTCCTCTTCGCCCATTAAAATATCCTCTATTGGGTCGTCATGGTAGCCTTTTTCATCCAAAGGCATATTGAACACAATTGTTCCAATCAACTTTCCATTCTTGGAAAGACTAATCATTTCATTAGATTCCAAAGAAGTTTTGAACCCCTTTCTTTTAAAATTTCTAGCCACATCGTCTAAATCATTCTCGCCAAAGGCCATATCTACGGCTAAGTCCGATAGAATTTCTTCTGCACTTCTCTTTTCTTCTTTCAATATATCTTCCCATTTCATTGTAATCTCTCCTTAGTTGTTAAACTTACTTCTTGAAGGCCACTGTCCTTTCATATTACCGAACCTATCAATAGGCCATTCAGTAGTAGTGTCTTTGCTACGCTCTATTCTCTTATCTAAACACTTCTTACACATTCCTGTTTGCATCATAGATTTATAGTTATCTTTGACTTCTTGAGAACTTTCTCTTGTAGAAGAAGGAAAGAAGTTTTTACATTGTTTGCATTCTGCACTTCCACCTCTAAACTTATGTTTGGGTTCGGGCTGTTTTTTAATTTCTTCTTTCCAACTCATTGTAATCTCTCCTGCATTTTTTGTAAAATTCTTTCTACTTGTTCCTTATAACTTGACATTTTAATTTTAATAATTCTTGAATTATATTCTTTTTCGGGATTTGAGTCAAGGTTTTGCATATCTCTATTTATCTCTCGCAACAAACTTTCTAAACTCGTCTTTGAATCTTCTTTCTTAATTTCTTCTTTCCAACTCATTGTAATCTCTCCTGCATCTTTTTCTTAATATCGAGCCAAATCTCAGGATTGTTCTGTGCTAACACTTCTTGAACAACCTGCATTTGTGCGACAATAATTGTATCTTGTCGCTTGTGAATAAGTTTGCCTTTGAACTCAAGAAGGTACTTTAGCGACTCCCGTACTTCTTTTGCGAGTTTAGTAAGACTATCAATCTCTCTTGGTTCTAATTCTGTATTAAGGAATAGTTCATTTAATTTGTCATCTAATCGTTGAACATTCGTACTCAGCAAATCAATCTCATTTACTTCCTTTTTCGCTATCATGGTGGCCGCAGATTGCTGTACCAATGGGGCCAAGTGGTGCTTCATGTGGCGTTGCACCTGTGTTTTTGAGAGGTCTAGGACGGAAGAAATAGCCTCAGTTGTAATATTACCGTTGGAAAGGGCTTCTTCGTAGTGTTTTCTCATAGGGTCGGTACACAACTTGCATTTTGGATTACTACTGTTTGTGTATTCTCCCATGTGATTTCTTTGATGTTGGGCCGCAGTACCACTTCTCCAATTGTTTCTTGAATCTAAATCGTCACAACTTGCCATGCCTTGCTCAATGGCCGCTTCAAGTTCTTCTCTTTGTTCGTGCTGACAAAAGGCACATCGTTTGCGGGTTATAGTCATATCAATCTCTCCAAAGCATTTCCGACCAAGACTTCTTTACTTCTTTAGGTACAATAGTTTTTCCTTTAATATCCAAGTAGTTATTATTTTTTAGGCGATAGGTTTTCTTTCCTATAACAGCCAAAATTAAAGAAGCCATAGCAGTTGCACCGAATCTATTAAGTCTAAAGGTATCTACCGGTCCTGCTAATTTTGGTAAATTACCAACATAAGTCACGATATTAGAAGGACTAGCAGTTCTTCTGCCGTAAGATTTATCACCCACAACAAAATCCATGCCTTGTAATATAGAAGACATTTGCTTTAGTTTAGGTTTTCCTCCTGAAAATAAATCAGCACGACCTAATAAAGAAAATACTGCTTTTCTAACGGATGGTATTGCCGCTAAAGAACCCGACTTTCTTTGAACTGATAAGTTTATGTTGCTTCCCTTTTTAGGTATTTCTTCTAAGGCTTCTTCTAAAATTTGAACAAGCCCTTTGGTGATTCCTACACTTTCTCCTTTACCACCGCTACCATAAATAGCCTGTGCTAATGGTGGATTAGCAGTATTTTTTTCATAAGACCACCAGCCTTTCTTTTCAGGTTCCCCATATTTCAATTCAAAGTAAGGGTCACGGTAATGACCATAAATGGGTACTTCTTCACCACCTTCCATTTTATACTTGGCTCTAACAGATTCGCCATCTTTAGATTTTATTTTTTCTCCACGCTTTGCTCCCTTCATACTAGTAAATAAAGTATTTCTGGGATTTATGTTGTCAACATCTAATATTTCATCTAACTCCACAGATAAATCTTCTAGAAAATCTAGTTGCTTAAGAGTATAAACTTCTACATTTAAAATGCTTTCATCTATCTGGTCAATTACTGTAGAAGTTCCGGTATTTCCCGGATTTTTAGAAGTTGACCTTAAATACTTTACAACATGGGCTTTCATTTGAAGATATAAATTTTTAGGATATTTTCCTCTTTTAGATGCGCCTCTCATGTGAGGACTACCGGTGCTAGCCATAACTTCGCTACTAACAGATTCACACTGTTTTTTCCATATTAAGTAGTCCTTTTTAAAGTTATATTCATCTATTTCAATACTACTACCATTAAGGTTAATCGTCGCTTTCTTCGTCTTCGGCATCTTTGTCACCTCCGTACTTTATGTTGAACTTGGATGGGTCGTTGCCATGACCACCAAACGCTACACCCCCGCTCTCCTTATTCAAGTTGCCGCAAGCATCGCAACATGAGCCTTTAATTATATTCCACCATTTCATATCATTTCCTCCAATCATTATTAGTCAACATTCTATTAGGATTTAGTTTCATTGTAGCCCATTGGTTAAAAATAAGCGCTTCACGGGCCATTGAATTGTTAATTGTACAATTAAAACTAATATCAATACTTCTACTTACATTCATCCCTGCCGTAAGATTAATTTCAACATCGTAGCCATCTATTTTTTCCTTTTTAATAGATGTTTCTTGCCACTTGCCATCACCTTCACTCACCTTTTTCAATTCATCTTGGCTCATGTCTAAATATTTTTTCAAACCGCCTTCCAAATCATAACTATCTATAAACCGAAGAATCTTACAAATAGTAGATTCCCCTGCATCCTCTATGAACTTATATATTCGTTTTTTAAGTTCCGTAGGTTCAAACGAGAATAAATCATCATAAATTTCGATTCTATTATCAAGAAAATTAGCATAAGTCCCTTCTAATATATCTTTCATTCTTTTTATGCAATCATCGGGTTTATCTATGTTAATCTTAATCTTGGAGGCATCAAATGAAGTTCCCTTCCCCTTCGCTTTACCGCTAACCTTGGCGGCTTTAAGAATATCCCACCACATTACTTCCACCAACTATATCCAAATTTCCCTGCTTCATAATATCCAGATAAATGATAGACATTCTTATTCTTATCACTATCACTCTTTAAGTCCCTATTAAATTCATTAGTTCCAGTAACAAGATTTTTTCCATTACTCCAAGAAAGCGAAACTAATATCTTTCCTTGAACACTAATAGACAATCCACACAGATTGCTTGCATATGTCTGCCTATTTACTACACTAATTAAATAAGGCAATCCTTTAGCATCAATCGAACTATTGTCTACATCGTAGTCATCAATTGTTGTAGATTTTTTAAGCATATCAATTGCTTTACAAGCGACCTCTTCAGGTACAGGATTGTAGAGAAACCTAACACTCTCATGTAAGCCCACCATTATACCTTCATAGATATATTTTTGACTAGTCTTTTTTTGTTTTAATTCAACTCCTTTCAAGGATGAAGATGTGTCTTCCACAATTTCAAAATGTTTTTGAAGAAGTTTCATTCTTTTAAAGCGCATTTCCATTAACAAAGTATAATTCTTTAATTTATTTGCCCACTCTTGAAGTTTCTTATTACATTTATCATCTTCATCAATATTAATCTTAATCTTAGAAGCATCGAAAGAAGTACCTTTACCCTTAGCCTTACCGCTAAGTTTGGCGTTCTTGAGTATGTCCCACCAATTCATAATGCAGCCATCCATTTTTTAATGTCGGAAAAAGAAAACATAATCCAAGCGGCATCTGTAATTCCAATTTCTCCAATGAAATACCTAATAACATTATCTTCTTCATCTACTTCAAGATGTACCGCATAACCTTCCCCTACATTAAAATCTTTATGTAATACTTCCCCTTGTCTTACAAATTCACTATCTTCTATATTATTTAAATCAATGGATTTCATTGCTTGTAATATATTGCAGGCTGTTTTTTCAGGAATTTTATTAAATGATGGAGTGTTAACCATATAACTTCCCTGTGAGGGTGCTTTACCAACTGATTGAAACCATTTATTAGGTGCTGGTTCTGTTGTATTAAACCAAATTAGTTTTCTTAATCTTTCCTTACAATCATTTTTATCAATATTAATCTTAATTTTAGAAGCATCAAAAGATTTACCTTTTGCCTTTCCAGACAACTTGGCATTCTTAAGAATCTCCCACCACAAGTAAATCACCTAAGAATAGCCTCAATCTTATTACTAGCATCTAATAGTCGAATAGCATCATATATTTCTTTAAGATGTTCATCTTGATTATCATAATTTGAAAAATATCCATTACTCATTTCAACACCTAATTTCAGTATTGCTGGAAAGTATGCTCCGGCAGACAAAAACACTCTAGGCGCATCATACTTTAATCTTGAATTACCTTTTTTACGATGAGCGTGTAAGTGGGGGTCATTTTCATAATCTGAATTCATATTCAAATCATCTGATTCTGGCGAATTGTACAGGTCTATTAATTTACAAGCCATTTCTTCAGGTATAGGCTTATATTCATAATATACCAAAATACGCAAAGTACTTCGATTAATTCTTGTTGCAATTCTGTATTCTACCATTCCCTTATAATGTTCCCCCACCTCTTTATGAAATCTTAGAGGGGCGGTTCCAGAAATATTATCCTCTTTAGTTTCTTTATTTGTTGGGGGGTTATCCTTGTTAATTTTTTCTATTGTTCTTTTTAACACAGATTCAATTTTTGTACCATAAGACTTTAAGAACCTTTGAAGTTCCTTTAATTTCTTATTGCAATCTTCTTTATCTATATTGATTTTAATTTTAGAAGCATCCAAAGATTTGCCTTGACCAGTGGCTTTACCACTAATCTTAGCATTTTTAAGAATCTCCCACCACAAGGAAATCACCGCTTAACACTATCAAACCAAGATTTCATTGTACTTTCTCTTTCATAGAAAGATGGTGGGAAGTCTTCATCAGGATTAACTTCAACTTCATCATCCGATTCCTTTGCCTTTTCTCTTGACTCGTTAGCAACTTTAATAATTAAAGCGTTTAACAATACTGCGATATATCCTACAAATTCTTTACTTGAAACTATTTCCGTAAGACCTTGCATCACTTCTTGTTTCTCGGCCCCAAGTAATTCTTCTCCAAATTTTTTGCTAAGAGTTTCATCAATAGATGCTTTCATTTCATCACGAACAGCATTTACTGATTTATCAGCAATTTGTTGAATAGTATCTATTTGTTCTGGAGATAATGCTTCATCTTCTTCTTCACTATCTTTATCTTCAACTATTTGTGTCACTCTCATTTCCATCAAATTGTCAAGTTCTTTATCCATTGAAGGGTCATTCATCATATCAAGACCTATGAGCATAGGTTCTATTAAAACAACTTCAGCCGCTTTTCTTTTATCAGCGACAGTCATACCTTCAATATCTTCAAGCACTTTAAGAGCATCTCCTAAAACCGCACCGCCTAATTTGCTAAGGTCGGGTGTCATTTGAATACGGTCAAAAATACCAGCATATACGCCTCTTGAATTTTTAATTACATCTCTAAAAGAGAAGTCTGCTTTTAGTATATCTTCCCAAGTCATATTAAACTCTCCGGCTTTTATTTACTGAATCCTTAATGGCTTCTTTAATTCTGTTTGTTAAACCACCGGTTCCATTAACTTCATCATTCATAAGCAATTTAAGTTCATTACCATTAACTAATGCAACAGTACCTTTGGTTGTATCTCTAGGGTCAAATCGAATTTGTATATCATACCTAATCAATTCTTCACCTAAGTTTCTTGCAATAATCCTAACACCACAACCAACATCATTGTCAAGTCGTGGTCTTGTTTGACTACCATTAACCTTTCTTACTTCAAATCTGGCTTTTCTACCAGATTCAACTAATCCTTCAAATCCTAACGCTGCATCTTTTAAATTAGACTTTAATTCAGCAACAAATTCTGCAATATCAACCTTTAGCATTTCGCCGGTATTCATGTCTTTAACTTTTAATATATCTTCCCAAGTCATATCATTCACTTCCTTAGAGTTCTCCGCCGGAATCATCATAGGGCTGGACTACTTTCCTTTCAGGAAAAGTTTCATCCCATGATTCTTCTACTATTTTTAAAAGAAGTTGCTTTGCTTCTGTTAGTGACTGTTCTCTATCAGTAGTTCTATTAAATACATATCCTTCGGGGTGCTTATAGCCCTCACCCTTATAATCTACAATTAAATTATTTCTTAAGAACTTCTTCATTTTTCTCTTAAAGGAAGCATCTTTCATTCTTTTGATTAATGCCTTTACTTTATCTTTCATTCCTTTTTCTACTGTATCTTCGTTGTAATAATCCCAAGTCATATCATTCACCTTGTAAATATCTTTCAATTTCGTTTAATGCTGTCTTAATGTATTTAGGAGCATCTTTTAATTGCTCCTTTAAATCGGACAAACTTGCTGCTGATGCAGCCTCGTTCTTATCCTTCTCGAATGTTTTCATTTCTTTATTAACCCCTTCTTCTCTAAGCATGGCAAAGTCCTCACCATCAATTTCACCGTTTTTATTACGGTCTAATTTCTTCTGCTTAGGGGTAAGTTCTTTTAGTATGTTTTGCCAAGTCATATTGCTCAACTCCCGTGATAAGGCGAATTTGGGTCATGTGGGGAAAGACGCTTACAAGCATCACAAATATCATCATACTTTCGCCCAAGTCTAGTATTAGTAAATCCTTCATCTTCTTTTAATTCATTACCACAGTTAATACAAAAATCCCCTTCATCAATTTCAAATCTATCTTTTTCATCAGGGTCAGGAGTTTCGGCTGAATTAAGAGTTCTATATCTTTTTCCTTCATCTTTAAGTATATCTTTCCAACTCATGCTATATCCCCTATTAAATTTAATGAAAAGTCGTTTTTGAAAAATTGTGGCGGAATTTTTGTGGGACTAGCGTTTTTTTTTAATTGTTTTATTATCTATTCCCAGTTTAAAAATAGTTATTTTAATAATACTTAATTGAATAGTTTTGTTTGTGTTGTTTTATTAGGGTGCATGATAGTAATAACATCATTCTTTAATAACCGTAGTTTGTATGCTATTTCTCTCAATATAACCTTATTCTCTTCAGTAGTCTGTATATTACGCTTTGATGAGTTTGCTCGTATATCTTCGAGTATAGGGTTAATAGATTCAACAATGGACGATAGTTGTTCTAATACACTATCTTCACTACTCATAGGACTCCCCTGCCTATTGCTATTGCTGTGAGGTATTAAGTGTATCGTTTTTGAGGGCTACAAGTTAATCTATGCTAGTATTAATGGTTCAATTAACTCTAATTGATAGTTATTATCATTAAATAAGCATTAAATTAACTAAAACAATTAACTTAATTAAAAATAAAAAATTTATGCAAAGCCATATGGTTGTAGATGGAGTATATGACAATAGACTCAATATCATAGATATATATAGATACTATAGTTTATCTAAATATAAATAGCAATAGACTCAATATGAGTCAAAACTATCCAAACGAAGAGGATAAACTTCAATAGAATCAATGAATTATAATCAAAACAAATGCTAATATACTCCATTACATAGAACTATATAGATAATCTATTCCACAACCATATGGTATGCTTTGATAACCCCAATACTTAACCGTATTGTTGTCATAGTGTTGGAGTGAAACCGATGAGAGAAATTTACACGATAATTGACACACAAAACAAAGATGCCTACTGTTCAACCACCCCCTACCAAAATCGTAGTGGAGCGCAAAAGGAAGTCAATCGAATGATGAAGGCCCATGTTCGCCAAATCATGAGAACCGTTCAAAAGATGACCGGAACCGTTCGTGGCAAAAACAAAGATAAATTCAACGAAGCAGTTGAATCCGTCGCCAACCCTCGATACATCATCGAAACGACTCGGTTGAACACCTCTTGGTGAATCAATTCGACGAATTGACGAAAACACGACCCTGCGGGGTCGAGAGCCGACCTGCATCCCGCCTCGGCGGGGTGTGGGTCTTTTTTTATGTCATTTTTTGAGTTTGTAAAGAATGTCAGCAAAGCCCCGTATTACAACCATATGGTTCAACTTTGGGTATTTATGAACCTCGAAACAGTAAAAAAAATAGGGGCGGAGCCGTAGCCCCACCCCCATTACCCAATCAAACGCCCTAAACCAACTCAAACCAACTCAATCAATTGATGCACAATTGGTATCGTGAAGAATTTTGGACCCCTTGTGTTAGTGAACACGATTTCAACCAAAATGTCCCCATAGGAGTCGCTAAACATAATCATTGCATCATCAGTGCGCTGGCCTCCAACCCACACCTTTTCGTATTTGTGTTCACCATGAGCCAAATTAATTTGTTTCCATGCTTTTGCTGTTCCAAAATCCATTTCAATCCCACCTCGATGCTAATTGGTCGGCTTTCAACGACTCCAACTCTCGAAAACAATCATCGCAAATGTATTGCTCCGAATCGTGATAATCGTCAAGTTCGCAGATTGCACACTTCTCCGGCACACTCAACCAATCTTCGCAAGTCTTACAAATGTCCTTTCCGTCGTTATCGTCAAATTCACCGTTATGTTCAACGCAAATTTTAGTCATTCGCTCACCTCGCATTTGCAGAATGTTTGGAGTTTCCTCCAAGAGTCAACAAAGGCCACTGATGAACCATTGAACCAAGTTGAGCATTCTCCGCTTTTGCATGTTATCCATTCCTTCATTCTTCTTCACCTCGCCATGCCTTAACATCAACATCTTCAATGAACCAACTTTCTTGAAATTCATCTGTATGGTCAAGTTTGAATACAATGCAAGAGTCTCCTAAGTCACGGTATTCACCTTTGGGATGAAATTCAATCAATCTTTCAAAGATTGACAATTCAACGCCAAAGTGACTAATTGAATACTTCGTCCTCATTGTTCCACCCCGTAGTAGTGTTCAAGGTATTGGCGAGATGCTTCATCAGTGACCAATTGCATGGCAATCTTGAAGTATTCCATCGAATACTCATCCGTGTACCAAATGGGCGGTTCGGGGTTGTATTCATCTTCGTATTCAAATTCAACAGCCTTCATAATGTGAAGGTTGCTGATTGCTTGGCTTAGGTATCTTTGTAGGGCTTCTATCATAGGTTTCACTCCTGTTCAATCATATAATTACAATAGGGTTAAAGTCGGGGTATTCAAAGTTAAACCATATGGTTGTACTTTGGTAACCCCATTTATAGTCCTATTACAACCATAGGAGTGCTTCACCGGCGAAGCATCACTCATTCGTTCACAAACGAATAGGACAGGTGAAAAAACATGGAACAACAAAAATACGCAACAAAAGCAAACGAGATTTTAACTTGGCTTGAACATAATGATGCTGGCGCACTTGGGCCGGTTATCGAAGCAACACTTCAAGCAGGAATGACAGCGACGACCGATGAAGACCGAGATAAGTTTTGGGCTTCCGTTCGTTCATTGTGTGGTACACTCCCAAAATCGCCGATTCGCCGAGGCATCCAATCCAGCCTCACGGCGGAGATGAATGCCTGTGTGGATTCTGTCATCAATCGTATCGAGAATGCCTTTGCTTCAATTGGTGAAGCAGACCTCATTCTTGATGTAATGCACCCTCGCCAGCGAGGTGACTCAATCGGCCACTATGATTCAATTGAATCATGGGCCGCAGACCAAGCGGCTTCCGTCAAAAGAAAGTTGATGGCCGCAATCAAGGACAACCGTTGGGACGGGTTGCTTAACAGCGACAATCTCACAGGAATGGCTCTTCCTGCCCCAAAGACCGACAACTCGGAGGTTTCCGACTCCGAGTGAATTGAGTGATTGATGCTTTCGCCGGTGTCGCCCCCTTTCCGGCCCAAACGGGCTGGAAGGGGTTTTTTTTTCGATTTGGGGTACACCTGCGGCGCAAAGCAGTACCATATGGTAATACTTTGGAAACCCCAGTTTTAACCTTATTATTAGGTTAATATTGGAGTAGTGGAAACAATGCGAAAGATAACAGAAGATGCAATTAGAGCCTTTAGGAACAATCAACCATTCAAGCGCGGAAATACTTGGGTTCAAATTACACATGGGCGAAGATTCCTTCATTTGCATGGTAATGTTATTGCTGAAATGACCCCACACGGCGAATTGTGGATTTGCGATGCTGGATGGCAAACCGTGACAACTAAGGAACGCTTGAACGGTTTCAATATGGTGAACATTGTTCAAAAAGACTTTGAGTGGTATTTGAATGGCGAATTGTGGGATGGCTCACTAATCAAGGTGGAGTGGTGAAATTAACCGTCAAAAAGCGTGGATAAAGGAGGAAATCGGCTTTCGGGCCGGTTTTCTCCTATTTTTTTTGGTTTTTGGGGTCGCATGAATCAAAGCACGACCAAATTACATAGTCTTTAGTAAGCAGCATTTGGGTACAATATATTTAACCCAGTAATCGTATTGATTTCATAGTATTGATTCCTATTGCCCTTATACTGTATATCATATAACTATACTATACTATATTAGCAAAATTTCAAATTCTCACTATCTTTCTCAAGCATGAGAATCCTAACCTCAAAAAATACAGAGGGTTATGACCACAAGCAAGGAGGATAGTCTAAGAAATTATATTATTATCATATTATCATTATTATCATATCATATCATTGGGGGGGGGGTTCTCTCTCTCTTACCCCCCCCCCTACCGGACCCCCATGAGAATAATGAGAATTTGAGAAATAGGCTCGCAGTACCCCGTTTATTGTTATCAAATGGTGCGAATATCGGATGAGAACAATATCAACTTCGCAAAATCAAATATGAAGATATGTGATTAAACGCCTTTACTTGATGCTGTTAATGCTTGAGTCAAGAAAAACGAGGCGTTTTTGCTTTCGTCACAATCAACCTGCTGTCAAAGGATAATATTTGATTCATTGTGATGTAGTATTCATTCCAATGGTTCAAAGTGCCTTTGTTTATATACCCACAGACATTGGAGAGTTTGCCCAACAGGGCAGGATAAAAAATATGGAACAAGTAAAGTGGGACTCTCTAGTTATAGAGATTAACGATTATTTAGAAGCAGATGAAACATTGGATGCCGCACTTCGACAAGTTGTTGAATTGCACCTCCAAGTAGGACAGGAAAACCCCAACGAGCGAGAAGCGGCGCAAAATGCGCTAAAGGCTCTCCTTAAGGGTCGTGACGGAACTCCGTTCCGCCGTGGACAAAAAAGCAGTGTGCCAGCAAGCGTTCGTGTCGCAATTGACCGAATTTGCGGTGTTGTGAATGAAGCAAACATGGCTTATTACAACCATGATGGCATTATCGCCTCATTGTCGTTTAAGCACACCAAGTCCGGTGGCGGCCTTTACGAAGATGCAGACGAATTTGCATCTGCTCAAACTAAGAAGATGCGAAACAAACTTTCGTCTTTATACCGTGATGGTACATGGGACGGAAGCGTTAATTCGCTCCTTTCTTCGGAAACAACCGAAGAGTGAATTTAATTCACTTAGAAGTTAAACACTTAATCTGAGGATTAAGAGAGCCGAAACATTGGGGGGTTCGCCCCCCTTTGTTTCTTTTTTTTCACAAATGGAAAGTTTGCGACCAGTAAAAAAACCAGCATCCATCTCCGGTAAGGTTTTCTTTCCGCCTGTGAAGTTCCTAGTCGTAGCATTGTTCATTCTATTGAACGCTCAAAAGTCACCACTCCAGAAGGGGCCACACCTTTAAGTACCCATTGGACCCCTATAAGTGCTGTTTGGCATTGTTGCATCAATCGAACCATTTTGAGCAATAAAACAGTAATTAAACAAAAAGTCGGGTTGGCTGAGTTGGTCAAAGGCGCAGGGCTTAAACTCCTGTCACAATTGTGTTCGCAGGTTCAAATCCTGCACCCGACACCTTTATGGAACTTTAGCATAGTTTGGTTAATGCACTTGGCTCATAACCAAGCGACCATCGGTTCAAATCCGATAAGTTCCACCATTCATGGGCGTAGTTGAGAACTACACGAAACGGGGCGACTATTGAAGCAGTTATTGTTAATCAATTTAATTCGTATCTCCTACGCCCTCCTCATCACATTGGGACTAACAGTTCCCAAGACTATAAAGAAACAAACTGTTAAACAAGAGGAATAAATATGAACATACCACAAATTGAACAACGAATACTAATAAATGAATTAATGAACAAGCAATCTGTATCTAAGCAAATGTTAGCAGATGCGTTGATTGCAAACGGTCATTGTGAAATAGACCCTTTGCCTGTAAAGAATGCAGTTAGAGCAGGAATGATTGCTTTGAAGATTAAATGTAAGCATTTGGGCTTTGAACTATACACAATCAACATTGGCGGTCCAGCAGGAACCGACTATGGAATTACAGAAGAAGCAATTAGGTACATTGGGTTTAATTACGCAGTACCACAATATGATGAGATGGGAGAAATGATTGGTCAATTATACCAATTCCCACCATTCACAAACGAGGAGGAATAAAAATGAATATAACAGGAACCACAGAACAAGAAGCGATTTGGAATGCCATTGAAAACACAAATGATGATATTGTAGTAGGTGCTGGTGCAGGAACCGGTAAAACATTTACTATTGTAGAAGCATCAGGAAGACTACCAACTTACCTAAAGCGAGGATTTCTTTGTTTTAACAAGTCTATTCAAACAGAACTACAAGAGCGACTACCCGAAGGAGTAGAAGCAAAAACTTTCCATGCACTAGGTTTTGGTGCTTTCTTTAAGCAAGGAATTAAGCCTAAAGTTAATAAGTGGAAGGTAAAGAACATTATCGACGAAATGCCAGCACTAGGAAGAGATTTCAAAAGTGTTAGCCAACTTGTTAAGTTAGTCAGCCTTGTGAAAGGTTCTATGATTGACTGTACTAATGAAGATGCTATCCGCAATATTATTGATTATTATGATATTAAGTTCCAAACAACACTTGATGAAGATTTGTCAGTTGAGAACATTTGCAACATTCTTGATGAGTGTAAGAGTGATACTCGTCAAATTGATTTTGATGATATGATTTGGATGCCTCTTGTCCTTGATTGGGCTTGGCCTCAATTTGATGTGCTATTCGTTGATGAAGCACAAGACTTCAATGAAATGCAAAGAGAACTCATTGTTCGATGCACTAAAAGTGGAAGATGTATCATTGTGGGTGATAAAAATCAAGCGATTTACGGATTCCGTGGAGCAGATTCTAATTCAATGACTATTTTTTCCAAGCGATTGGAGGAGATGGGTAAAACAGTGAAGTATTTCCCAATGACTCTTACATGGAGATGCCCAAAGTCTGTTGTTGCTGAAGCAAACCGATATGTCAAGGAATTTAATTGCCTTGATACTGCCGAAGATGGTGCGGTTCATGTTAATTCGCACTTTAATCCAAAGAAGAATGACATTGTTCTTTGTAGATACAATGCTCCATTGGTGAGTGCTTTCTATGAGATGCTAACTCAAGGCAAATCAGCGTATGTTCTCGGAAGAGATATGCACAAAGGATTGATTACAGCAATACATAACATCACAAAAAAGGAAGGAATGCCTACAAATGAATTTGTTGAACTTGCTGAAACGCATTTTAATACGCAAAAGCAACGACTTCTCAAGGCAAAGAAGCAAAACCAAGCAAACAACTTGGAAGACAAACAGAAATGTATTATGATTTTTGCTAGTCGTGCCGATACCGTTCGTGGAATCATCGCTGAAATTAAGCGAGTATTCAACGGTAATCAAAAGGGAGATATTATGCTCTCTACTGTTCATAAAGCAAAAGGATTAGAAGCAGACAATGTTTATATCCTTGCTACTGAAAGGATGCCACACCCGAAGGCAACCAATATGCAAGAAGAACGCAATATTTGTTATGTTGCAATTACAAGGGCTAAAAAGAATCTATACTATGTTGGTCCAAGACCAAAGAATTGAGGAATTAAAATGGAAGAAATTATTGAAGCAAAAAGAAGTCTAGGTAATGGTCGATGGGATAAAATCCTAAAACGAAAGATGGTTGAACTATCATTCGCAGACAATTATGAAGAAGCAAAGGATGAGTGGGAAACTACCGGTAAAGTGTATAAGCATACTCATTATGGTCAAGAACCTGATTGGGTTCAAGATACAGGGCATTTGGGCTATTGCCTATGTGGTCGTAATATTGCATATCATTTCCAAGTTGAGAATACTGTGACCGGCGTTAAAGAAGTAGTTGGTTCCGACCACATCGGTTCATACCTCATCATTCGTCAAATTATGAAAAATACGAATCTAAAGCAAGAGGATATTACCGATGCTATGGTTGAGGATTGGCTTAAAAACCGCATTCAAACAATGAAAAGCGATGCTTGGTGGGAAGAAAACGGTGAGCATTTTAATGAGATGTTCACAGCAATTCAAGACCTTGACGCACGAATCAATGTCAAGGATAAAAATTTGGCAAGGAATAATGCGGGATATTATATGTATTCAAGATTAATGACAAGAGCAAAGGGCAAGTTTGGTGACCATGGATATAAAATGGCATCTATTGTTTGGCGATGGAATCATGTCGATAATCCAAAGAATCAAGTGACAAAGTATGGTTATCCTAATGACCGACTTTGGGCAGATTTGAACTTGTTCTATGCTCTTCGTGCAGTTCACCAAGCAGTTGTTGATAAAGAGAATGAAATGATAAAAAGACACGATGATATGCGTAGGGTTCAAATGGAAAGAGAAGCCAAGAAAGCAGAAGAATACCGTGAAAAGCGTCGTTTGCAGAACCTTGCATGGGAAGCAGGTCGTGAAGAAAGAGAGCGACTTGCTAAAATACAGCAAGCCGAAAACGAAAAACTTCGACTGATTCGCTTAGAAAGAAAACAAAAGCAAGCATTGGCTATCTTAGAAAGGGTAGATGAAACATTTGAAGACATGAAAGACTATTATGGATTTCCTGACTATGATATTGATAAACTGCAAAGTCACGAAATTCGGAGTTTAGCGACGATTAAAGATATGTTAGCCGTAGGAACGGAGTTAAGTGCAGGACATTTGGCTACGCTTAGGCGAATATTTAACAAGAGTAATCCAGCCGGTTAATTCTGGCAGGTATTTGGGTTTTATAGGGTAATGAAGGAAAAGTTTTCACTCCACACTTTATGTGGTTCTTGACGGGTGGTGGTTCGTCCAATCCTTCCCCCAAAATACTTGAGGTTTTAATATGATAAATTGGATAAAGAAGTTCTTCGTAATAGAAGGCAAATCAAATAAACGCCCTAAATGTTCATCTTGTGGACTTGGGGCAACAAAATATATGTTTATAGAGTTCCAGACTCTTGAACTAATTGAAATAGAAGAAAAAATAATGATAAAAATATGTGATGGTTGTTATGAAGAAATATATGAAAGATATAATCCCAATTGGCTCCCACCGCCTGTTCAAGCAAAAGTTCTTGAATAGGCTAATAGCCCTCGAAGAACAGCGAGTAATACTGTTCAAACAATATGTGGCTAATGGTATGCGCCACTATGAAGCATACCAAAAATCAATAAGGAGATTAAAATTATGAAAGAATTAATAAAAATAACAGATGCCGAATTTTCTCTACTTTGCTACATTAAAGAAGTAGCAAGAGAACGAGTGAATGGTATGGATTACGAAGTAAACGATATGATTGTAGACATAATGAACAAATTGCTTGATATTCACTGTGAGGAAGAAGAATGAATATCTTTGCACTATCAGAAAGCCCAAGTCAATCAGCAATAGAAATGCTTGACAAACATATTGTCAAAATGCCTACTGAAACCTGTCAAATGTTGCATACTAACATTCTTTACATGGAATACATTGAAAAATATGGTTTTTCGCCGACCCTTAGCGGACTTAAGGCATTTCATTGGTATAATGACTCGCCATTGATGAAGCCAGCCATGTTAAACCACCCCTCAACCATTTGGGCGAGGCAATCTTTTGAGAATCTTCAATGGTTATTTGAACATGGATTACATCTTTGTGAAGAATATACTCGTCGCTACGGTAAAGAACATGGCTCTCATATAAGGATTAAAGATTGTTATATCTATGATGATATTGTATTACAACACAAATATCCCGTCAAAGGCTTAACCCCTGTGACTATTGCTATGCTTGATAAATACCGACTACCCCAAGAAAAACATACTTGGGATTTTGTTATTCGGTCTTATCGACATTACTATCTCGAAGGAAAGTGGGAATTTGCCACTTGGAAAACAAAGTCACCTGAATGGTGGCCTAAAGACCATTATGATAATATGATGGCAAAAAAGGTTGCAGCATTCAACCAAACATATAATGCCAAATTGGAGGAAGAAGAATGAATAAATATAAAATTACAATTGAATTAAGAACAAGTGACATGGGTTGGTTTTTTGAACTAATGCACGATACTACAATGAATCTAAACACAGATGAAGGTCTTGAATGGGCTTTTGTGAAAATGGAGGAAGAAGAATGAAACTTAGTGCAGAATGTATTTGTGGTTATGAAACACCACTTGTTGATTACCAAGAAGACATTGATTGGGATTTATTATATGCCCATCAAGAGTTTTGTGCAGTAGTTAAAACTTATGGGTTAAAAACAAAAAAGGAGGAAGAAGAATGAACACAATGGAACAAATACTATACTTGATTTTACAAGAACTGCGAGAATTGAAAGACCATCTTGGAGCAGGTGAAGAAGAATGAATATGAATATTATGAGAGAATACTATGATGATATGCTCGATGAACTATATGGCACAATTGATGTATGTGGTATTGAATGCAGTGCTTCATTAACCTTGTATAGAATGGACAGAATCGCATACGAAGTTGGAATGAGCGATTATGAAAGCGTACTCCGTGAAGCGCACGAAGAAGACGGTTCTTATGCTGACTTATTTGGAGATGAGGAAGAATGAATGAAATTATTGAATTTATGAGAAAGCACTACAAAGGCTACAACGGCCAAAGTCGTGAAATCGGTTGGTATATGTGTGTACCAATGGATGTTATTGCTAAACAATTGGGAATGACAGTTGATGAACTTGGTCAACAAACTTGGTATTGGAAAGGTGAAGAAGAATGATTTGTGAAGAATGTAATAATGTAGGACACATTATGAAAGCCGATTATCAACATGATGTGATGATGCGTGTTCAATGTGTTCAATGTTTGGCACATGAGAATATGAAGATGGAAATAAGCAGGGAACTTTCAAAGGTCTTTGTTGAATTAAGTCCGACATTTATGGCTAAATTGCTTGCTGACACTATGATTGCTATATTGGATAAAGAAGAATATCCTAATTATGGTAGGCTTGAGTCACTTGTAGGCGCAAAGAACAAAGACTACCTCGTAGCATGGTTGCAGGTGTTGGCATGACCATCAAAATTACAAATGAGGAATATGACATGATGGGCCTAATTGACAGAAACCTGCTAAACTTGCTGTATAATCAAGGCTACCTTACTTTGGACCAAGTTATTGAAGTTGTCAAAGAAAGTGAGTTATATTTAGATGATGAAAGTCTTATTATATACAGTGAGAACTGTGTAAGGCTTTTACAAGAACGATTCCTTAAGAATGTAGAATGTGCATTATTCTCAGCAAGGTCCGATGAAACTCGATTAGTTATCAGTGATGATGCTAAGTGGGTATTTGACCAGATTATGCAAAAGGAATACGACGAAAACGGAGAGGTAGTTGCCTTAGTGCTACCAAATTTTGATATGGAGGAATACGAATGAATACATTAGAAAGAGAAACAAAGGTTGAGATGAGATTTGTTGATGATAGGGAATTACCCCCTATTATTATCAAAGCAAATGAAGACGATTTACCTGTGGTGATTATCAATACTTATCACCGCATTTGGATTAGCCTAAAACGACGAACTATTGCTGGAATTATACATGATATGCAGGATAAGATGGACATGATTCTTACCGGCTATCTTGAAGAACAGCGAAAGTTTGAGAAAGAAGATAGAGAATATGAGGATAACTTTTAAGGAAGTGAAAAAAATGAATAACAAGAAAATGAAGAAAAATGAAAAGACAGCCCGAACCGCATCGGTTTATAAGGGTACAGACAGTGGAGAGAACACAACGGAGGAATCACAATGATTAAACTACGAATTTTGAACGAAACAGGCCACACCGACCTCACTTTAGTTAGTGAGTCGGTTATTGAACAAATTGACACACACCCTACCCATTGGGTCTTTATTGACGGTGATATGGTAGCAAGGGAATCAATCACTGATATTAATTGGGAAACTGTTCAAAATGTTGATTTAGTACCTGCCATCGTCGGCGGATAAGCAAGGTTCTTAAACCGTTTGCAAGTTGCAAAATTTGGGTGGGGTATGGCCGTTAGGCTGTACCCTACCCTTTTTTGGGTGTGGCAACTATGGACATTCGCAACTTTGTATCAGCAGAAGCATTGAAACTCTTTTTGGAAACAAAAGGCTGGAAAATGCTTCAACCAATCATATATGAAGAATTGGCTTTATTTAAGCCAGATTTTTATGAAGAGATGTATATGATAGCGCAAGGCAAACACGGGAAAATTTGCGCTAAGGGCCAATCAAAAATAAATTATCGGGGTAATATCTTCGAGAGTGTTGAAATGCTTTTCTCTAAGCATGGTAATTCAGCAATCGAAGACTTTGATGAATGGAAGTTTATAGAAGAAAAAGAGTGGGTCATTTACAAAAATGGTGAATGGCTCCATTCTTTTTCTTCTCTTCTAGAATTACCAAAAGCAAGTAAATATAGGTGTTAATTATGACTGAAAACAAAGCAATACAGATACTCTCCGATATTACCGTACATATGAAATATGCAAGGTTTTTACCGGAAAGTGAACGAAGAGAAACATGGGATGAGATAGTCACCCGAAATAAAAATATGCACATCAAAACATATCCCGAACTAGGAGAGGAAATAAATGAGATATACAAAAATTATGTTAGAACAAGGAAGATTCTACCGTCCATGCGTTCTATGCAATTTGGCGGAAAGCCTGTGGAGATTAGCCCAAATAGGGTTTATAACTGCGCTTATTTGCCTATTGACTCCTATATTGCTTTTAGTGAATCTATGTTTTTACTTCTCGGTGGAACGGGGGTTGGGTATTCTGTCCAGCGTCACCATATTGAGCAATTACCCGAAATAAGACAACCTAACAATACTCGACAACGCCGCTATTTAATTAATGATTCAATTGAAGGTTGGGCTGACGCAGTAAAGGTTCTTATGGAATGTTATATGGGTGTAAAGAAAGATAGTCCTAAGTTTGACTATTCTGATATTAGACCTAAAGGTTCTTTATTAAAGACTTCTGGTGGAAAAGCACCCGGCCCTCAACCTTTGCGTGAATGTTTAGTAAAGGTCGAAGGTATTTTACAAAACCTACCTAATGGTTCTAAACTTGATTCGCTTCAAGCACATGATATTATGTGCCATTTGGCTGATGCTGTCCTCGCAGGAGGTATTCGTCGTGCCGCTATGATTAGCCTGTTTAGTGCTGATGATTCTAAAATGCTTGCTTGTAAAGCAGGTGAATGGTATGTTAATAATCCACAACGGGGTAGAGCAAACAACTCAGCAGTATTACTACGACATAGAATTAATAAAGAATTTTTTATGCAAGTTTGGGAAAGGATTCAATTAAGTGGTTCTGGAGAACCCGGAATTTATTTTAGTAATGATAAAGATTGGGGAACTAATCCTTGTTGTGAAATTGCACTAAGACCTTTCCAATTCTGTAATCTAACAGAAGTAAATGCTTCTACTGTTGAAGGACAAAAGGATTTAGAAGACCGTGTTAAAGCCGCCGCTTTCTTAGGAACATTACAGGCTGGATATACAGACTTCCACTACCTTCGTGATATTTGGCGAAAGACTACTGAAAAAGATTCTTTGCTTGGTGTATCTATGACAGGTATTGCTTCTAATGTTGTTGAAAAGTTAGATATTGAATCTGCGTCACTTCAAGCAAAACTTGAAAATCATAGAATCGCTAAGATAATTGGAATTAATGAAGCAAGCCGAATTACTTGCGTTAAACCGGCAGGAACGACTTCTCTTGTTCTTGGAACAAGTAGTGGTATTCATGCTTGGCATGACGAAAACTATATTCGTCGTATTCGTGTAGGTAAAAACGAAGCAATTTATGGTTATCTACTTAACAATCATCCTGAATTAGTAGAAGATGAATACTTTAACCCTACTGAACAAGCAGTGATTAGCATTCCACAAAAAGCACCGGAAGGAGCCACTACTCGAAGTGAAAGTGTATTTGAATTACTTGAAAGAGTAAAACAATTTAGCATTCGTTGGGTTCGCAACGGTCATGTTGATGGTATGAACACTCATAATGTTTCTGCTACTATCTCAATCAAAGATGATGAATGGGATGATGTTGCAGAATGGATGTGGTTTAATCGACATTACTACAACGGTCTTGCTGTTCTTCCTTATGATGGTGGAACTTATAAACAAGCACCATTTGAAACAATTACTAAAGAACAATACGAAGAAATGTATAACCTTTTGGAAGATATTGATTTGACTAAAGTGATTGAGTCGGAAGATAATACTGATTTATCCGGTGAACTTGCTTGCGCTGGCGGGCTTTGTGAAATTTGAGGTGGGCTTATGGAAGAAAGATGGATTAAACTTCCATACACCCATCAAAAAAATAGCCTGCTAACTGTAATGGATGACTTTTCCCATGTTTCACGAATTAAACTTCTGCTAGCATTAGAAGTATGTGATGAACTAGATGATGAGGATGATAGAAAATTTAGACTAAGACAAACCCTATATACGGCTCTTTGGGAATTTGAAGATGCTGTAAAAATTGGATTTGACACATGGTTAAATGATAACCTCTTGGTAAGACACCATGCTATTATGTATCATTCCTCAAATGAAGGCGAATGTGGACACGAATGCAAATTGTGTAAAGGAAATTACAGGTGGAATAGATGAAAGAAAAAGACCCTAAATACACCACAAGCCATAGAGCCTACAAAAAAAGAATAGCGACCTCTTGCCGCATTTGTGGTGGGCAGTTGTTATTACCAGAAGAAATTAAAAAAGAAATGCACATAGAATGTGCGAGTAATAATAAAATTGACAATATATATATGATGTGATTACATGACAATAAAATTAAAAATTAAAAAACCCGATGATAGTAGAGATTATTTTAACCCTGTTGAAATTTCCTCCGAAAATATACATTGGTACTCAAAAGAACAGTTTGTCACATATAACAGAAACGATAAAGACCCTGTTCATTCAGGACTAGTTGGTTGGTGGAGAAAGATATTATCTAGAAAAGACCAAAGGAATAATGTTCGTTGGTCAAAAGGGCCATTTCTAATATACATTGGTTCGTTGCCTGTGGCTTTAGAATTGAAAGGAAATAGATATTATTTGAACGGTAAAGGTGAAGCACTAAGCACTATCACAAATGCTTTAGCAAGAGTGACCTTTTCTGCTATTAGAGAAACAGATAGTGTTAAATTAATGAAGTCTTTAATGACTGTTCTATCTTTGAGCGAGCGTACTAAGTATTGTCTTGAAAACAGAATGCCTTATCACTTCTTTAGTGACTTCAAAAAGATTGAGGTTAGGTTAGCAGTTCAACAAATTTCGGATAAAGAATGTGCGATTGAAATATCCGATGGTGTTTGGGGTACTATCAAAAATCGAGATTTGGATAATATGTGCAAGTTCTTTATTGATGGTAGGAAAAAATCAAAATTTGCCTATTTCGGTATAAAGAAACTTTATACTTTCGTTATTGGTAGGGAACCTACTGAAAATGAACTTCATTTGATGAGGGAATTTCTTAAGCAAAACAGACAGCAAGATATTGTTGAAGAAAGAGCCGTTCAACTTCTAACTGAAATGGCAGAACAATACAGCGAAAGGCTAAAATTGATTATGGAAGACGGTAAAAACCCTACTGCTTTGTATATTAAAGGTAATCATTATGATTGGCTTATTTCAGACAACCAATTTAAAAGCGATATACAAAAGGTTTCAACTTTTGTTTCGCAACCTAAAATGGAATTAGATGAAGGCAACCAACCAATACCCATAGACTTATGTAAGTGGGTTTGGAAGGGACCAATATGTATTGATAATATGTCAAGGGGTTCATCTCTTGGCGACCAATTTGCCGCAAGAGCGATGGCTCTATTAAATGACAATATGACAATACAGATTGTAAATACAATTAAGCGATACATAGTATCGGAACCAAATAAAAATAGGAAGGATTTTAATGAGATGTGTAGAATGCAAAGGGAATGATTTTGAGTATGATGAAATTATAGGCGAAACTGCCTGTCAATACTGTGGGCTGATAGTAGCAACCGAGTTGTTTGAACAGTCTGTAAGAATACAAACCAATGAAGAAGTGACACGCTCACCAGACAAAGGTATCTTAGGAAGCAACATTAAAGGATATAGCAAGTTAGCAAATACTCAAAACCGTTTTGTATCAAAGGATGGACACCTAAGAAAAGGTGTTGTATTTTCACAAATAGTTCTTTCTTCTTTAGGTGTGACTGAAACATCTCTAAGAGATAGAGCCGGTATTCTGTATCGTGAATTACACGCTAAGAATATCTTTTCTTCTGCTTCTTTGGAAGTAAGAGGAACTGCTGTGGCTTGGTTTGTTTTATTTGAGAATAGAACACCTGTTAAGTTGAAAGCGGCGTGTGAAGAATTTAACTGTGGCGGAAAAAGCATAAACCGATTGATTAGAAGAATCAAGAAACATTATGGTGGTAATGCCAAGCATATGCAACCAGACCCTATGTTTCTTCTAAAGAAATCGGCTAATCAAATAAGTAGCGATTTAGTATTCGTTTCACAATGTCTGGAAACTTTAGAGTTCTTTGAGTCTATTGTTATAAAGCGAGAATATAATAAAAGAAATGCTTACTATGAAAGCATTTGTTGGATTTCAAAGAATATCTTTGTTTATCCAAAAATAACACTGACTATTATTTCTGAAAAGACAGAAGTTTCAAGGTCAGCAATACAACAACAAACGAAAGACCTTTTAGGATTAATAGGTCTTTCAACTTGTGCCCAAGTAAAAGGCAAACAATTTAGTGAATTAGGAGAGAATAAGAATGAATGAATTTGAGATTGAAAGGGAAAACAACATAGTTGAGACTATGAAAAACCTACAAAGTGATTGCCCATATTGTCGTGAAAAGGCAGAAGTTCTTCTAAGAACCCACACTATGCCTATTGAAGAATGGCATTTGGCAGAAACTGAATGGGATTGTCCTGTTTGTGAAATTCACATAGTTGCTGAATATGATGTTTTGCCTCTTACTCCTGAAAGTAAGTGGGTAAAAGAAAGGAGAGAGCAGGGGTATCATGTTGAATACTATTTCAAATATGACTCTTATCTTTGTTTTGACACAGAAGAAAGAAGCGGCGAACTATGTGATGATAAAAATTGTGAATATTGTTCAATGGAAGTTGATTGGAAAGGTTTGAAAGAACATTCTGCTGATTGGCATATGCACATATTGTGGGAAGAGGACTATTTGAAGTGGGAAGAAAACTACGACAAAAAAATGAGAGAACAAAGAATGAAATATAAGGAGGAATAAATATGAGAAAAATACTAATAATTGGAACAGGCGGCATTGGGTCATTCTTGACTCAATACTTAGATAAAGTCGGACTATACAACATTACTGTTGCAGACCCCGATATTGTAGAAACAAAGAACTTAACATATCAAAACTTTAAGAGAGGTCATGTTGGGCAGAATAAGGCTAGTGTTATGATGAATGAATATGAATCAGTGAACCACTACTCAAAGTTCCCAATACTGACTGAAAAGCAAATGTCTGGTTATGACTTGGTTATCTGTTGTGTGGATAATTTGTCGGTTAGACGAACCCTTTACAACACAAGTATTAAGTGGTTAGACTTACGGGCGCAAGGTAGGAACGCCGCCCTTGTTAGTTATCAAGCCGACCCCAAAATGTACGATACGCTTTTAGCAGGTAAAGATGGGTCATTTAGTTGTCAAGGAGATTCTTGGGATGGAACAAACAAAGCCGTTCATTTTATGCAAATTGTTATTGCAGGAATGGGCGCACAATGGATTCAAAGATATATGAATCAAGAAGAAGTATGCCAATATAAGGTTGTGAATGTATGAATAAATATAATAAATGGACAGACGAACAAATTGAATTTGTTTTAAAATTAAGAGAAGAAGGATTAACTTGGAACGCTATTGCAAGGAGGTTAGAACAAACATATTCTGTTAAGAAAACAGGGGCGAATATCCGTAATAAAATAGTATGGTTCGTCGAAAAACAAAATCAAAATAAGGAGGAAGAAGAAATGAAAATACCAGAAAATTATGAGCCAGCAACAAAGAAACAGTGTAGATACTACGCCAACCTAACAACTGACGATAATACTACCAAGAAGGATATTAATACTATTACTAACACATTGTACTCTAGTTCACTTAAAGGACAGTTGAGTAAATCATTCCTGCGAAACGCAATTTCCGAACTTGTTGGTGAAAACCAACAAACGAAAAAATCTACTGTAAAGGTTGTTAGTAAACACACACCAAGAAATCAAAAAAGATGGAGTGCCGCAGAAGACAAAATTTTGCTTCAAAAAATGTATGATTGTGAAATCACAAACGGAATGAAAAAGTCTGTTTGCGAAGAACTCGTTGATTCATTCGATAACAGGACTAAGTTTTCGATTTCTGCTCGATGGTCTAAACTTAAGAAAGGTGGACAAACTTCAAAGTATATTTCTTTTAAGCGTCAAATGATTAAGGATATTCTAGTTAAGAAAAATGAGATTAGGCCAAAGGCGGAAACACTACCTGAAAAGATTGAAGTCTTTGTTGAAAAGCATGGTAATCCAACCACTCGCCATCTTTCAAACGCTGAGAAGAAAATGTTTAGGGAAGTAAATGAAGTATTGGAAGCACTTCCAGAACGAAAGCACGAAAGAAGCCAAAAGCATTGGAAAAATGAAGAGGAATTTGAACTCTTGTGTAATTTCTATGAATTGTCAATTGATGAAGCAAGAAATCAATTTGGTCGAAGTTATGCTTCACTTGCTCAAAGGTTAGAAATGATTGTTGATAGTGAACAACCTGAACATATTGCTATGCTTAAGAAGGCCGCTAAAGTCATTTCAAAGCGAAAGAAGGAAGAGGCTAAGAATACCAATATGAGCCGTTGGAAGCGTCGTAGAATAGCACGAAAGGCTAAGAAGGCGGCCAAGTTGGAGAAGAAGTTGAACAAGTTGCGAGGTGTTTAAAATGAGTAGTTATGACCCTGATTATTTGGAAGAGATGGATAAGCAAAGTATTCAAGCATTTGAGGATATGGTGGAAGAACGAGCATTCTTTCAAGATGCTATTGAATCTTCTATTATGGAAGAATACATTAGAGCAGACAAGGACTTTACGAATGAGTTCTTTCACCTTTCTATTTGGAAAGCATCAACTGTTATTCTAAATGGGCTTGAAGTTCAAGTAGTTGTTGATGGTGGAGATAAACTACATATCTCTTACGGAACAGCAGGTTTTGTTGATTTTAAGATTGACCCTGTTGGTATGAAACTACCTGTAAAGTGCTGGATTCATACTCATCCTTTTGGAGCCGCATATTTCAGTGGTACTGATTGGAGAACTGTTTCTATTTGGGAACCATTGATGGAAAGTGCCTATGTTTTAGGTGGTCCCGAACATTTCGGACATTGGGAACAATCCACCCCAAATGAATTATGTATTCATAAAAATGGATTATACACAACACAATACAAGAATGGAAGTGAAGAAGAATGAAAGAAGGAATTAGCACAATGTACAAAAATCAAGATAGGCCAATGCAGGAATATGAATTTATTACCTTAACTGAAAGGGCAGAAAAACATTCGAGTCGGCATCCCTCAGATTCCAATGTTCCCAAAACCGAGCGTGGGGTGACTTGGGGAAAGGCTGGCAAAAGGACAGCAGAACTCAAAAAGTTCTATAAGACCCATGTTTATACATTTGTTGATAAAGACATGAATAAGGCTTGGGTTCGAATTGCTGGAAAGGAGGAAGAAGAATGATTAATTGGGAAGAAAGAATTGCACAATTATTTAATTGGATTAATACCGTAGAAGAAAATGGCTATGATGATATAGATGAAGAAACTGCGACAATTATCCATAGGATTGTAGATGAATTAGAAAGCACTTTGTCAGATAATTCTGAGAAAGCAGAAGATAAGCGTAAAAAGTTATTTGCATCGCTTCGAGTAATCGCTGAAACAAACTTAGCATCTTCTTGGCCTCAACGACGGGGGATGGATTGAATGATTTTAAGAGGTTGCGGAGATTGGATTCTTGTTGAAACAGAACAAACAAGTCGAAGTAGTGGTATTATTAGCAAAGCCGATAATAAAGGTAAGTGTCTAAGCACTAGCAAGGAATACGAATACTTGGTAGGTAAAACAGTGTATTTTGATAATACAGGAACTAAGTATCAAATGATTGGTTCTTTAACTGTTGTACCCTTTACTAAGATTTATGCCTATGAAGGTGATGAATGATGAGTCATTTTGAAAGACATTGGAATAGTGTATCAAAGAAAGTCTATATGAATGCCGTTAATCATGGTTTTTGGAAAGAAGAACCTAATGATGGTGAACGCATGGCTTTAATCCATGCTGAAATTAGTGAAGCACTTGAGGCTCTTAGAGATGGAAACCCTTCATCAAGTAAGATTATTGAGTTTTCTTCTCTTGAAGAAGAATTAGCCGACGCTGTAATTCGTATTATGGATTATTCGTTTGGTATGGATTTGGATATAGCGGGTGCGATTCTCGCTAAGATTGAATACAATCAAAGCCGTGAATATATGCATGGCAAATCGTTTTAAGGAGGAATAAGATATGATTATACATGGAGAAAAAGTTAAAGAAAAACTACTACAAGGAATTAATTTGGTTGCTGATACAGTATTACCTACACTTGGGCCACAAGCAAAGACAGTAATTCTTCAAGGTAGTCCGCCTGTCATTATTAACGATGGTGTGACTATTACGAAGTATGTTTCACATGAAGACCCTTATGTTCAAATGGGTGTTCAAATGGTTCAAAACTTGGCAAATAAAGCACAAGACAATTCCGGTGATGGAACAACAACTGCTTGTGTTATTGCGAGAGCATTGTGTGAACAAATCAATAATGCTGATGTTGCGAACCTTCATACTCTTTCTAGGGAATTGAAAGAAGCACAGAACATTGTTATTGAACACCTTGAAATGATGGCTTGTGATATTGGTGATGCTGATATTATGAATGTCGCTACTATTGCCGCAAACAATGACGCATATCTTGGTGGTCTAATTAGCACTGCTTTGGAAGGAGTCGGGCGTGATGGAATTATTACTGTTGAAGAATCAAATAGCCATAGAACGAGTATGGTTATTCGTAAAGGTTTGGAGATTGATGAAGGGTACTTAAGTCATTTAATGGCTAATGGTGAAGATGGTAAAACAACATTCACTAACCCTCTTATCTTTACTTCTAATTTGGCTATGAAGAATTTTTCAGAAGTATTGCCAATGTTGGAAATGGCCGCAGTAGAAAAGCGACCAATTGTTCTATTCGTTAAAGGAATGGATGGTACAGCATTAAACAATATCATTATGAATATTCTACAAAAGACAATTGAAGTTGCTGTTGTCACCGCACCTAATTTTGGTGATGCTCAATTAGATGAACTTGGTGACATTGTTTCTATTGTTGGTGGTAGACTTTATACTGATGAAAGCAAAGACGACCCCGAATTGGTGACTCTTGATGAACTTGGTAGTTGTGAGAAGATTATCATTACAAAAGAATCCACTACTATTATTGGAGGTAATTCTGCTGATGAGAGAATCAATACTCTTAAGTCAGTATTCGATACAATTGATGATGATTTTGATAAGAAGCGTTTGAAGAAGCGAATCTCTCGATTGAGTGGAGGTATCGCTACAATTCAAATTGGTGCATCTTCATCTCTTGAAATGCGTGAAAAGAAAGAACGGTTGGATGATGCTCTAAATGCAACTAAGGCCGCACTTGCTGAAGGCATTATTGTTGGTGGTGGATATGGTTTGCTAAATGCTAGAAAGAACCTAGCAATTGAAAAGACCGGACATAAGATTGTTTATGATGCACTGTCTGAACCTGCCGAAGTTTTACTGCAAAATGGTGGTCATGGTGATGTACCTTTTCCTGTATTCCAAAATGGAAACCCGCACTATGGTTATAATGCTCTTACTGAAAAGTATGAAGATTTGTTTGAAGCGGGAGTTATTGACCCTGTAAAGGTGACTAAGGGAAGTTTTAATGCGGCTATTTCAATTGCTTCATTGTTCTTAACTACTGAAGTTGCTGTTCTTTTGGAGGAATAATATGAAAAAGAGAGCAGTGACAGTGACATTACCAGCACCTCATAATGCTGAAATACCTTGTCCTATTTGTGAAGGAAACAAATGTAAGGTTTGTGGAATGAAAGGTAAGTTATCAATCAAGGTTGCTCCTAAGATTCCTATTCAGCGAGCGCACATCATTAAGTATGTTGTTGATAATATCCATGAAGTAGCAAGTGAAATCACAAAGACTTATGGTTTAGTTCCAGAAATGAATACTATTGAAGTAATTAATGTAAATGATGGGCAATATGAGGTAGTTCAAGTATCTTCTTTAGGTGGTGCTTGTTGGATTGTTAATAGACTTGATGATTTAGATACACCAAGATACTTTACTTCAAGAAAGGAATTAGATAAATTCAAACAGGGGTGGTTTAATGAGTGATGATTTTGAAACCAAAGGAACAATAGCAAGAAACTCAACAGATGAGATTCTTGTTAAAACAGGAGAGTATTACAATATCAAAGTCTTGGATATTCGTTGGCACTCTAACAACAAGCCAACAAGGAAAGGTATTCGTTTGAATATGGAAGAAGCAAAGAAACTATTAAGTGTACTAAAGAGGGTTTTAGATGAGTGAATTTCAAGAAAAAAGAATAGCAGAATCACAGGCAAGAAAAAGTGTTCGCAAGGCAAATCAAAATAGGCAATATGGAAACGGTGCTGTTCCTAGATTTGCTTCAAAGGCAAGTGCTATTGTAGATTTATTTGCTCAGTATGTTGAAGAACAAATGCTTTACGAAACAAACACAGGCAAGGGTTGTAGAGTTCAAAAGCATCACATTGAGAGTTGTTCAATTAAATTTATGAATGTCATAAATTTGTTCATGGAACAGGAAAGAACAAATGTGGCTCTTGTGAAGCAAGCACTAAATCAAAATAAGGAGGAAGAAGAATGAATTATGAAGAACATTGGCAAACAGATAAGTCCATGAACATTTGGGCTAAAGGAATGAGAAAGAAACTTGAAGGTAGATGGCTTGATTTATTCAATCAGCAATTTGCTACAATGAGTAAATCTAACCAATACACCAAATCAACATATGTTATGTATTGGGAAATACAAACAGACGAAGAACTTTCTAAGTATGCGATTTTTATCAGTCAAGCAACACTAATGACAATGGCAGATAAGTTTCTAACACTTAATAAAGTCCAAGAAGCAAATGCTGTTCACATGATGAATGTTAATTTCACAAGATTAATAGGTGGTCTTAGTGAAGAAGAGTGATTGGGAATACTTAGCAAACGCTATGTGGTCTTATTCAGAAAAGAACGAAGGAAAGATAAGCAACCTTCTAAAAGAATTAATTATAAAAATAAACAAAGGAGAAGTGATTATAGATGACAATGAAAAAATTTACGAGATTATTAGAAGCGACGGAGTTATTGACTCCAACACAACAAGCAACGCTAATTTCGAGGGAACTGGAGAATTTTGAAGACAAAGCAACATTCTTTGCTATTCTTTCGCAAGAATACCCATCCAATAATATTGGGCTTGCGAAAGCAAAGAAGTGGCTAACTAAAATGTATAACTGTTTTGATGATGAAATCGAACAAGAATATAATGTCCATGATGATTTAGGCGATGCTATTTATTATCTTGACCCATCAGCAGTGACTCAAACAGAACACAGTCTTGCTACATTTTACAGGATTCTTTCATTAGATTGTGCAGGTGTAGATTCCGAGGCGTATAGAACAGTTGATTCTTTCTTAGCAGACTTATCTGCCTTAGAAGCAAAATGGTTCATTCGCTATTGGTTGAAAACAACAAGAAATGGTTTGCGGGATGGAGTAGTAAAGAAAATTATTGCAAAGCACTTTAATAAGAAACAGGCTATCGTTAAGAAGCATTGTAATTTTAATTCAATCGAAAGCGTAGTATCTCACTATGAGCGTGGAGAAGAACCTCCGTGTAATTTAACTCATGGTAAGTTCATTAAACCTATGCTAGCAAAAGAAGTGCCTATGAATAAGTGGCCTAAAAACAGAATCGTTGATTATAAGTATGATGGTAATAGGTATCAAATCCACAAAGATGGAGAAGATGTAATTATCTTTAATCGTAAAGGTAATATCGTGACCCCTCAATTCGCTGATGTTGCAGAACTCATAAGTAATTACGAAGTTATGCAAGCGATTTTCGACGGTGAAATCTACCCAATCAAAGAGGACGGAACGCCCGATGAGCATAAGAAAATGGGTACGAGAGTGCATTCTAAAGACCATACCGAGGCCATGAATAGAGTGCCGGTACGGTGGGTTATCTTCGACTGTTTGAAGTGGGGAGAGCGCACCCTTATGGACTTATCTTATTTTGAACGATTAGAGATTTTTAAATCAAACCCAGACCAAGCGCACCGTATGGATAAAGAAGGAGATGTTATGGCTTTTTACCATCAAGCAATAAATGATGGGTTTGAAGGTATTATTGTAAAGGATGCTTCTATGCCATACGAAGCGGGCAAAAGAAGCACAGGTTGGGCAAAATACAAACCGCCACAAATTGAATTAGATGTGGTTATTCTTGCGGCATCTTATGGGGAAGGTCGTAGGTCAAATGTATTTGGTACATTTGAAATCGGAGTAAAGTCTGATAATGGTTTTACAAACATAGGTTCAATTGGTACGGGCTTTTCCGATTTACAACTAATTACATTAACCGGACAACTTAGAAAGATTGTGGAAAACTTTTCTGATGGACGATATGAGTTCCTTCCAAGAATTGTTTTGGAAGTAAAGGCCGATTTGGTTAGCACTGATGCAAAGGGAAATATTGGTTTGCGTTTCCCTCGGATGAAAAGAATCCGTGACGATAAGTTCGTAGCAGACATTAACACTATTGAAGATGTGGAGAGATTGAAATGATTGAAGTAGGAGGATTAACAGTAATTGACTTTAAGACATACTCATGTATTGATATTGATAAAGACGGGTATGCTCATTTAAAAGATGTGACTACAACACAAGGTAGGCCAAAAAAGATGAAGGCAACGCTTGTTCCTTATTTCAAAGATAAAGAGTTTATTACACCCGAACCGGAACCTGCTGAAAAATACAAGATGAATACTACTTTCAGTCTTCGTAAGATTGCTACGAGTGAAACTGATTTATCAATCAGTCATGGTGCAATTAGGCTATTGAAGGAATGGACAGATACCGCCATACGAAACATGGTTGCTAATGCTGAAAGAAATGCTGTAATTCGTGGTAAAGATACCATTGAAGCGGCTCACTTCTTTTGGTTGGAAACTAATATGCAAGTTGAAGGCTATTGGCCCGACCATAATGATTATGCAAAGAAAGAGGAATGAATATGTATAGTAAAGATATGTTAATAGGAATTATGTTAGGAATGTCTAAAACTGACATTTACCTAGAAAAAAATGATACTTCTCAAATAGGGTATAGAGTAAGACTTAGAATTAACTTGAGAGCAGACAGTGATTTTCTTCTTGCTATAAAGAGAAGTCTTGAACAACATCAAATTGATTCTAAGTATAAAGAAGCAGAACATAAAGGTAGGCCAAGACCTATCCTTAGAATAGGGGGAATAAAGACATTGTTTAAGTTGATGCAGTTAGTACCCGAAGAACTACCTGATGCTAACAATGAGTGGACTACATTTAGAGAATGTGTGGACATTGTTTCCAATGGTCGCCACTTGCAATTAGAAGGTCTTGAAAGACTTTTTGAGTTGAAGGGGGTTTAATGTTGGGATTTACAACAATGGATTTAAAAAGACCAATACTCTTAACCGGAAAGACAGGCACAGGTAAAACTACAAAGGCAAGAAGTATGCTACCCGATGCTTTTCTTTGCTATGCTGATGAAATGGACATTAAAGATTTAGGCTCTCTACCAATAGATAACGGTATCATTATTGAAGATATTCATATTAAACCAAAGAAGGATGCTATTCTCAATGTTCTTAGAAAGTTTAGAGGTCAAGTTATAATCACTTCTTTGAATGAGAAGTCTGTACCTAAAGACATTAAAGCAATGTGTCAGATTAAAAGAGCAGGTTCTAATAAGTTTCTTAGAGAGAAAGTATTAGATATAGCACCTCGCTCACAAGAACCTCTAACTCTTGACCAAGACACCTATTCATTGGTTTCTATGTTTCTAAAAGAATCAGATAGAGATTTAGTGGCAAAGATATTAAAACACAACAAACCTTCCGATACTCAAGTGTTGTCTTGGTTAGTTGAGAATATGCACCCAAACAAATTATTATTTGTTGATGGTGTAGTTAAACGAAGATGGTCACAGATTTACTTTTACGAAATGTTGGCATACTGTCATGGAGGTAAAACTTTAGGACAGGTAAAAATGCCTAAGCGTGGGAAGTATTCACAGAAACCCAAACTAATTAAGAGAGTGGGTATTAAAACAGGGGAAGAAAGATTGCTTAAGCAATTTGTTAAGGACGAAGAATTTGTAGCGTATGCAAAATCTAAGTTAAATAACGGCGAATGTCGTATCCTAAAATTAGGAGAAAAGAGAAGAAGAAAAAAGACTGACCCTATTAAGGTTCAGCAAACAACATTGGGGGATTACCTATGAAACAAAAAAGACTTAAAGAAAGAATAAAAATTATTTTAGAAGAAAATAGAGAACTAACAACATCGGAAGTTATGTTTGAGTTAGAAACTAGACCTTCTATTACAGGATATAGAAAGGGAAGAAAAAAATTGAAAACTAACACAAGGCATGATAACCCGACTATCACACAACTTGCTATGCTTCTTAGAGGTATGGCAACTAAAAACGGTTTCTGTAATGAAACCAAACAAACAATATGGAAATTAAAAGAGGAAGATGAAAATGTTATGGACAGAAAAATACCGGCCCAATAAGATTGGAGAAATTGTAGGACAAGAACACTTTGTTATGGATGCCCAAAGTTGGGTTGAAGAAAATAATATGCCTAATGTTTTATTATACGGAAATCCCGGAAATGGTAAAACAGGTGCGGCAATTGCGTTAGCGAAGGATTTCTTGAAGGATAGATTCAAAGATAACTATGTAGAAGTAAATGCTTCCGATGATAGACGACTTGAAACAGTTAGAACTATGATTAAAAATGTTGCACAAAGTGGAACAATAGGAGATGTAGCATTTAGAATAATGTTATTAGATGAGATGGATGGTATGACTAATGATGCACAGAACGCACTGAAAAGAATCATGGAGCGTTATGCGTCTAATATTAGATTCATTATCACTTGTAATGATAGAAGTAAAATCATCCACGCATTACAAAGCAGGTGTGCTAACTATCATTTTAAGCCACTCACTAATGAAGTCATTTTTGAAGTAATCAAATCAATACTTCAAAAAGAGCAAATAAATGTCTTTGCTGATGATGAGTTGGCAACCTTCATATATGAGGTGGATGGTGACTTACGCAGGGCGATTACTGAGATACAAGCGGCCAAATCATCGGGCTTCTCGTTATCAAAACAAATCGAAACATCTCATCAGGAATACAATGAAATACTAATTGAAATCTTAAATAAGAATCCAAACAAAGCACTTGCAGACCTTCATAAAATTATTTATGAAGGTCGTAGCGTTAAACAAATCTGTTTAGGTTTGCATAATGCTGTAATTGCTTCGGATGGCTTGGATAATACTACCAAGTATAAACTGTTAAGAACAGTCGGAGAAAGCGAATATCGTTCAACTACCATGACTCCGAAAGTATTACTATCATGGATGGTTGGACAACTAATCTGAAAAAAAAGGAAGTGAAAATATGTTAAGCGAAATAATGCAAAACGAAATAGAAAAGAGCGCACAACACATGAATATGACTGTGGAGGAAGCAACTGAAAAATACACCAGCATTTGTGCTGAGAATAACATTGAGGTAAATGATAACTTAGGTTTGGGCCTTTGGCGAAATTTTGCCGCACAAGTTATTCGTCGCTCAAAACAAGGTCAAACAACGCAAAGTTCTGGAAGTAATTCTCTAACTAAGCAGTGCTTTGGTTTCTTTGTTGCTTTGGAAGCACCAAGAGATATGATGAGTTGGAACCGTAATAGAGCAAAGGAAGAATACAACCGTGATTCGGATAATGCTTTGAATGAAGGCCATGTAGCAATTGCTACTCAAAATGCTTTGGGTAAGTGGATGATTAGCCGTTATCATAATGGTGAATATCAAGAACGAATGGTTGCTGATTTACCGGAAGGTGCGGAAGAAATGCCAGATGGTGTAATGGTCATTCCTTTGGATAATACCAAAGCATACATGAATGGTGGAGAAAACCGTAATTATGGTAAGCCTTTGCCTTTGGAACAAATGCGACGAAGTGGTATCTTCTATGGAAGTGTTGATGGTGGCGAAATGAAGTCATATCAATTCTCATACAAGAATCAAGGCGGAGTTGAATTTACTCCTAATTGTTATGAGTTCATGCACTTTGTTGCAATTCCTTCCGATGACGGAACTAATCTCTACGGAATGACTATGACAACAAAGAACAGTCTAATTGCCAATTCTGAATTGGACCCAGAAAACTCAGACTATCGAGATGTTTCTGAATTTGACTTTGTTAGTACGCTTGCTCAAGCGTATGAAAAGCATCTATCACCATTAGTTGAAATTGATAGGGCGCATATCACAATGCAAACTCTTCCTTCAAAGGAACGCTTTGTCGTCACCGATGGTACTGTGTGTAATATGAATATGATGCCTACTTCAAACGGCAATCGTATTTTGAATATTACTGATTTGAATGCTGAATTTGACTACGAGAATGAATCTAACATGACTACTTGTTGGATTCCTGAACACATTGATATTGATTTTGGTATTGGTTCTTCAGTTATTGTTGTTGGTAGAACTTCTCAAAGAATGATTGATGGCGTTGCAGAACCTGTGACTATCAATGTATCAGCAGTTCTTGTGACTGAAAAGCGAGGTTCTCCGGTTGAAGTCAATTCTCCGGTTGAAGAATCTTACGATTGGTTTTGAGTAAGTTAAACTAATATTCTTAAGTGCGTGTGTAAGTGTATTCCAATGAATGACATTCGGGTAGGTGCGATGCCTACTCTCTAAGGAGGAAAAATAAATGAATGATGTAATAGAAAATAAATTCATTCTAAAGGGAGAAAGTTATATTGCAGATTTGCAAAAGGTTGACTTTTTAACTTGGAATGAAAATGATAAAAGGAAGGGTGAATACTTTATGAAGTTCCACATTGGAACTAAGGAAACAAGGTTTATTTGCTCATCGAAGAATGAACTACTTGGTATTATCAAATCTTGGTGTGCCGCTAATGGTAAAGATGTAGATATAGATGAAAATGATATAGGTGATTGGCTTGCTAGGGAATAAGAAAGAAAAAACAAATTTTAAAGAATTGATGGCTCAAAAAAGAGCGCAACGAAAACCACGATTGGTATTAGGTATTTGGGGAGAACCCAAAACCGGAAAAACAGGAATTGCATTAGACTTCCCCGATAAGAACATTTATGTTCTTGATTGGGATAATGGCGCAGATTCAACACATAAAACCTGTCATGATGCAACAGAACGAATCAATGTATATTGCCCTATTGTAATGCGAAAAGATAACATTATAGATTTTGATAAAAGTGAAAAAAATTCCGAGGATTTTATTACCTTTGCTAAAGAACAAATGGAAGCAGGTGAAGATATTGTATTCGTCATAGATGGCGTCGATACTTGGTTTGAAAGTTGTATGTTAAAAGTTAATCCTAACCCAAGAGTGGTGACAAAGATTATGCCGTTTCAGTATGGTAATAGGAATAAAACATTCGATACTTTAATGAGGATGATTTTCAATATGAATTGCGATGTAGTTTATATTACCCATGAAGCAGAAAAGTATATTGATAATATTGCTGTTGGTGTGCGACCTGTTTGGAGAAATTGGGGAGGAATGTTGGAACAAGAGATTTACTGCTCAAAGAAGAAGGTAAAGAACGAGTTGCATTTTACTGCTGAATTAATGGCTTCTAGAACCAACGGTAATTTAGTTGGAAAGAAATGGACTGTGCGTGAAGGAACTCCCCCTAATATTCAATGGAACGGTGTTCCTGAATTAAGGGAGGGAAAGATTTGAAATTTGCAGTAGATAACAAACAGATGGAAAATGCTTTGACAGACATTCAGGGTAAAGGAAAGTATCTTGGTAATGGTGGTCTTAGTTCATCTAAAATGGGAAACTATTTTTATATGGTACTCGAAGGAAACAATTTAGATTTGTGGAATGGTGACTTGACATTCGGTATGAATATCACTTTAACGGTTGCTGGTATTGAGAATGGTTCTTTCATAGGTAATGCAGATTTAATTATTCCTTATTTGAAAAAGTTTGGTGAAGCAGTACATTTTGAAACCGGTGACTTTTTGAAATTAACTTCTGGAAGTAAAGTTGCTTCTTTACCTATGGTTGTTAATCACCCAAACATGGAAGCCATCACCCGTATTCGTGAAATGGTAAAACATATTTCTTATGAAGAGGAACTAGAAAAACTTTGGGCTTTTGGTTCTTCAAAGTTTGAAGGTGCTTTTAAATTAAATAGAGATGATTTCAATGAAGCAATTAGTCTTTGTGAATTAGTTAAGAGTGGAGTATTCAAATTGAACTTTGAAAATGGTGAATTAACCTTCTCAAGCACGACTAGTGTTTCTAACAAATACGAAGAAAAATTCGAATTAGAATCACATATTGGAGATGCGGCAACATTGGAATATTCCGGCCCATTACACAGATTCTTTGAGAAAGGACAAGAACTTAACTTTTATGTAAAAGATGAGTTTCCTTTGCTCATTGTAGCCAACAACAGAAAGATATTAAAAGCACCCTATACCGGTGGTAATTAAAATGATAATTAGTAAATGCTTAGACGAAAAACACATATACACAGCATGGCGAGAAAATGGCGAGCGTAAATTTAAACTTGAGGCTTTCGACCCTTACTTCTTTATAGAAGACGGAGAGTTTAGGTTTGATGATTATTCAGCAAGCCGTCACATTACCCGACCATTTAAGTATATTAAAGGCGATTGGGTTTCTTTGCAAGGTAAGCCTTTACAAAAGGTTGTTGTTGAAAAGGCTAGTGATATTTACAAAGCCCGTAAAAAATGGAACAAGACCTTTGAAGCAGATGTTTCTATTACTAACAGATATGCTGTTGATAAGATTCACGAAATGCCGGAATACGAACTTCGTAAATGGTATTGGGATATGGAATGGCAACAAGGTGGAGAACACCATGATGAAATTACTACTATTGTAATGTACGATAATTATGATAAAGAATACTATCAATGGGCTTGGTTCCCTAATTATGAAGGAGAGCAACCGTTGTTCTTTGATGATGAAAAGGAAATGATTGAATCCTTTATTCGAGTTATGGTAAATAAAGACCCCGATATGTTAATTGCATGGTTTGGTAATTTTGCAGATATTCCAAAATTGCTTGAAAGGTGCTGTGCTTTGGGAATTAACCCCATGCTCATGTCACCAATTAACCGCATAGAAGGGGTAAAGAAGACCCCTAACGGCCTTGTTTTCACTAAAGGTGAAAGTGGGTTCAGTCCGGTCCAACAGCCCATAGGGGGCCGCATAACCCTCAATTTAGACCTTGCTTTTGAGCGACAGTGGAATGATTCACAAAGAGGAACATTACCATCAATGTCTTTAAACTATATTTCTGAAGAAGTTCTTGGTAAAACTAAGTTAGTGTCTAAGAAATTCCCAGACCCAAATGAATTTTATCGCAGGGCTTGGCTCGAAGATACAGAAACATATCTTAAATATGCTTTAGTTGATGTTGAGTTAATGGTTGAAATTGATGAAACAAACTTTTGTAGCGAAGCAATTATCTCATTACAGCGATTACTGTGCGCTCCGTTTGAATCTTGTTTCTATGCAAGTAATATGGGTTCGATATATTTTATGAGGAATGCTACTTGGAAAGCACCAACGGGTGATAAAAATATTGAAAGACAGGATTATGAAGGTGCTATGATTTATGACCCTCTTAGTGAAGGAACGAACGGACTACATCTTAATGTAGCGGCTTTTGATTTTGCAGGATTGTACCCATCAATGATGATTGCTCGCAATATTTCATGGGAAACTAAATCAAACGAACCTACTGAATTTGGTGTTAATATTCTAACACCAAGAGATTTCTCAGAAACAACAAGAGAACACACACTTTATTACAAAACAGATAAACTTGGTTTATTGCCAAGAGCCGTTCTTGAATTGAAGACTTTGCGGAATGAATATAAGCGGCTCATGCGACAGGCAAGAGAGGCCGGAGATTCTAAGGAAGAAGTAAAGTGGCATAACAATCAAATGGCAGTAAAACGCCTAATGGCTTCATTTTACGGAATTGTAGCCTATCAAGGATTTGGTTGGGCTGATGTAGATTTAGCCGCTAGTATTACTGCTAGTGCTAGAGAAGCAATTAGATTAGCGGCATTTAAAGCAAAGGAGATGGAAGGATGAGAAGTGACATTTACAGTTTTTTAGCAACTATGTGTGAATTAACACACTCTCCCGAAACTGATTGGAAGAATCTTTTAGGAGAAGAAGTTCATAAACTACTAGAACCTAAGTGGACAGAATACAAAACAGTTGAGAGTAAATGGGAGTTAAATCCTCATTGGGATTTTATTTTTACGACATTAGCAACTATTCATTTTGCAGATGATAAATTGTTAGCCCCTTTCTATAAAACAATAGAGAACATAAAGGAGATGAAAGTATGAAATGTAAAAAACCATTAAAACACAATCCTCAATTCGAGGCAAGGATTCACTGTAAATTATGTGAAGCCGAAAGAATAATAAAAGAAATAACGGGTGAAGAAGAATGAAATTAATAGAACGATGGATATTAGAAGCGATGGACACATTTAGTGGTTCATTTACCCTTGATGAACTTAGGGGTGCTATTATTAACAAGAAAGGCAAGAGTATCTATATTGGAAATAGAACACAGTTGGCACACTATTGTAAAAGACACGCAAGAAAAGTTGATGATGGAGTTTATAGGAGGAAGTAAAATGACAAAGATTAACAATAGAATGAAAGTTTGGATTGAACAGGCAATTGTCGATGTACCTGAGCCTTTTACAGCAAAAGAAATTCATGGAATAATTTTAGATAATCGTAAAAATACGAATTATGTTTCTAGTCCGTGGTCTGTTGCTTACTACCTAAACCAAATCTGTGTCAAGAAGAGAATTGGAAAAGCAAATAGGTATTGGAGGAAAACGGATGAAGACTAAATTAATTACAGTAAAAGTATCGTATGATACTGATGAAACTTGGGAAATCACGAAAGAAGAAATTCGTGACATTCTTAAGATGATGAACAACTTAAAGAGGAACGCTATAATTCTCAAGGAGGAAGATGTATGATGATGGATAAAACCAACGAATTACTAGAAGAACTTCTTCTAATGATTGCTAAAAGCAATAAGATATTGATGATGGTAAATATCGTAAATATAGCAACCATTATAACCATAATGACGGTGATAATATGAAAGAAATAGGAATAAAAGAAATAGAAAAGAAACTTAAGAGGCTTGAAGAAGAATTGGAGGTTCTCTATAAAGAGAACGAACATCTTGTTAAGATGTATAAAGCAATTCAAGAACTACAACAAGAACATGAGGCTCCTGCTTCTAAGTTCGCATATTACTTGAGGTGATTAAATGATAGGTAAGTTTATTGAAATTATTTTTGCAATTATTATTATTACAATAGTGGCCCCAATAGGGGCTATGTTATCTTTAATTGGTGAGTAAAATGAAAGTGGTTTATGGACATACGGATTCAATCTATGTTCAAATAGATTCTGTTGAGTCGGCTAAAGTTGCCATCAAAGAAATTGAATCGTCTGTTAGGGAACACTTTCCTAATGTAATGGGATTAGAGCAACACCCTGTTGTATTGGAGTTCGAGAAGTATTATTCTGCTTTAGGTGTAGGAACTACGAAAAACAGAAATGCAGGAATGGTTGCTTGGGATGATGGAGAATGGTTAGAAAAGCCTAAATTTACAATGACCGGCTTCACTGCTAAAAGAGTGAGCGAAACAAAATTATCTAAGTCAGTTCAAACAGATGTTCTTAAAATGTGGGTCAATCAAGAACCCCTTTCTAAGATTAATGCTAAGTTAAATGCAGTTTATTCGTCAGTAATTTCTGGACAATTAGAAATAGAATCAGTTATAAAAAGAAGCCGATTGAGAAAGGAACGCTTTAATGTTAAATGTAATGAATGTGGTAGTAAATACCACTTGAATGAATGTTTAGATTTAAAGTGGTGTAAAAAATGCGGAGAAGACACGAAAAACTTTGTGACCTTTTCTGGAAAGAAACCGAGCATAGGTTCGGGTATTGCTGGAGTTCTATATGTTCAGCAGAAAAATCAAACTGATTTTGATGATACTTATTTGTATCTAAAAATTAAATCAATGGACACCTTCATCCATCCTTTAACAAAGGAGAAAAGAAATGCTGAATACATTTCAGGCATAACTTACGAAGACTTTAGTGCTTGTGAACCAGATTGGGAACACTATGCACAACAGGTCTTGAAAAAGGCCGAGCCGATTTATCGAGCGATGGGTTGGGACTTATCTAGCATAAGAACAGGAAAAATACAAAAAAAATTGGATGAGTGGTTTTAAATGAACGATGATGAAAAATATGAAGCAGTGATTAAATCAATGGATGAATTTACATACGATTGGAAACCTGAAAATTACAGTGACCCGACAAAGCCTATCTTAAAAATAACCAAGTCTTCTCTTGGCTCCTTTGATTGGTGCAATAAAAAGTATGACTTTTCTTATATCCAGCGTTTGCCTCAAGACCAAACGGAGGCTATGCGTAAAGGAACGGTCTTGCATAATCATAGAGAGGACTTTTTTAATGAGTTCGATGTTAAAAAAGCAGAAGGTATGAGTGCTGATGAAGTAGGTGAATACATTACAGCATTAACACCCATTGATGAATACTATGATATTTCTCTAAACATAGCATCGTTTGAAACTAGCCGATACTTGGAATCGAGAACTGAAAATAAGACAGAAGAATATTTACCTGTTTGTAATGAAGGTAAATTCGATGCGGAAATAACCATTCCTCAAGGCCCATATAAGGGAGATGCGTCACTTGGTTATGAACCATTCACTTTACAAAGGGATTATAAGATTCATATTCAAGGAATTATTGATAGAATCTTCCTAGAAAACGGTGGCTATGTTCCTTTTGAATTTAAAACAGGTCCGTGGAAAGATTATAAGGCGGGAATGATGCGTAAAGAGATGGCATTTTATCAATTGCTTATTGAAAATGCAGAACCCGAAGTCTTAATTAAGAATGGACTTGACCCGAATATACCGGTGACTCATTGGGGTTGGTATTATCCTGTATCAAACTATGTCTTTGCACAACCTGTTAAGAAACGGTCAATGACTTCGGTTATGTATAGTATCGCAAAATTACTAAGAGCCTATGAAATGAAGCAATTTCCTACAAAATTCTATTACAAGACTTGTTCCTTTTGTAGTTTCTTTGGAATTTGTGAAGCGGCACAAGAAGACACATGGGTTTGATATTATGTCTGATAATATGTATAAAATAGCAGAAGACGCAATAACCATCCTTTCCCACTTAGGAAGATACGATGATGATATTAGAGGATATGCTGAGGCACTTCTAAATAGATTTGAGGCGATTAAATATGAACAATGAAATAATCAAATTAAAGGTATTGGCAAGGTCTTGGACATTCTCAGAAATATCTAATCTCAAACAAACTATCGACTCGCTCGCTAATGAAATTTATAGCGAGTCGAAACTTAGTGAGAGGTTTGACTTAATCAGAGAAATAAAAATAAACGAAGGTTTCGTTGGACATACATTTGAAGATGTTATGCGAAATGCAATAAAAACAAAACTCTCCGGTGAAATTGCCGGAGTAATTAGAATAATGCTGAACACAGCAACAGTTGATTTTGGAGGTAATGAAAATGAAATATCCGAGGGAAGTATGGGCGGGGAGCCACATCAAGAACGCACCACAGATGAAAAGAAAAATAGTATTCTCGAAGAATGAGTATATCAATTTTGTGAATGCACAAAACAATAGGACGAATGTTTATACTACTGTTTATGATTTTGAGCATTTTTCTGAAACTGCAAAAATAGATTCCTCAGTTATACTAGATAGAATATTCTTAGACTTTGATGCACATGGAGAAAAGATTGAGAAAGCCTACCGTGATGTGTGTATTGTTATGGAATTAGTATTAGAACAACAATTTGAATATACTTTATTTTTCTCAGGTCGTGGTTTTCATATGTTTATTTTTGGAGAACCCGCAGAAGATATGAGAAGTATTCAAACCTTTTTTCGTCAAATTAAAAAATACTTGATTTCAAAAGTAGGTGAGGACATAACGCTTGATGATAGGGTCGGACAAACAACACGATTAAGGCGTGTGCCAAATACAGTTAATATGTCTTCTTCTGATAATGAAGGCAATCCTTATTTTTGTATTCCTCTAGTCGAAGAAGACCTTTCAAACGATGTAAGCCACATTCTTTCTTTAGCATCAAGTATGAGGCTTATACCCTTCAAGAAGGGTGGCAAAATCAAGGCCAAGTTTCCCATCGCACCCCCTATCGAAGCGGTTGAAGGTGAGATTTCAGTACCTAATTATTCTGGTAAATTGCCAATACTGCCTTGTTTGCACAGTGCTATTATGGTTGAGAATCCATCGCACATGGCGAGAGCATATTTAGTTTCTTGGTATAGAGATTTACTAACACAACGAAGACCATTACAAACAATAGCAGAAAAACAAAAAGTATTAGACATAATAGTAAAAGAAATTAAAGAATTAGTACAAGAGAATGAAGAGATTTGGCTAGATTGGAATGAATATGAAACAAGAAAACACGCACGATTTACAGTGTTTGGTAATTACAAAACACCATTCTGTAAAACAGTGCTAATCCCCGATGGGTATTGCGTGGGGAAGTGTTGGCGATACCCGACCTTTTTAGATAAGGAGGAACAAGTATGTTAATTATAGACAGTAGAGAAAAAGAAGGTTCTAAACTAGTAAAACTAGTTGAGAGTAAAGCGAAGGGTTTGAATATTCAAACTGAAAAGAAATGGTTAGAAATTGGAGATTATGTTTTTGACGATGTTTGTTTTGAAGCAAAATCAACAACTGATTTTTTGGGTTCCGTAATAAGTAAAAGATTGTGGACACAAATAGATAACATGGATAGACATTACAAAACTAATATTGTTATTATATATGGTGATATTGCCGAAGCAATATTTAATGTTAAAAAATATAGCAAGGCTAAGATACAGGAACCTGCTAGAAGTATTATGTTAAATAATAAATTTCTAGGAGCAATAGGCAGAATAACATTAGATACTGATGTAAAGGCGTTTTGGGTTCCAACCGAAGAAGAAGCATCTTTGATTATTACAGCAATTTGTAAAATGAAACCTATACAGCGAGATGTTATACGACCCGAAGTATTCAAACGGGTCAGCACAGACGACTTAAGACTTGATGTTCTCACAAGTATTAAAGGAGTATCAATTAAAAAAGCCAAAATCTTAATTAAAGAATATGGTTCTATCATGGAGATAGGAGAACAAACAGAAGAGGAATTGCAGTACCTCGATGGAGTGGGTCAAGTATTGGCTTCACGAATTTTAAACACTCTAAATTCCGAAAAGAAGGTGAAAATATGAATGAAGATTATGATGAAGAATGGGAAGAAACTTTCCTAAAAAACCACGAAGAAAATACAGCATCTTTTAGTGAGAAACTACCTGAAATTGTTAGACTTTATCAAGAGTCAGCAGTAAAGGTTGCTCACTTTAATGAAGTACCAGCAGTGATTAATTTCTTTGCTTTGCTTGGACAAATATGTAAAGACTTTGTGAAGATACCAAATGGTAGAAATATTGAAGATACACGAATACATTCGTGTCAAATACAAACTTCCGGTTCAGGTAAGTCAACATTGTATAATTTTACTGGGCCTATTGCAAAAAATGTATTTGCCAGAATAAATAAACAAGGGACTCATCCAATAGATAGAAATGTTATTGACGAAGACGGTAATTCTAAAGCAAAGCAATTTGATACCTTTTCCGTTCAAGTCGCTACAAGTGCGGCTTTAATAGGAACATGGAAAAACATACAAGTAATGGACGAAGACGATGAAGGGAATGAAAGACCTACCGGAAGATGGGTGGAGAAATTCTTTTCGGGAGCCTTACAAGGGCATGGTTTTGTCCATTACGATGAGTTTGAATATTCCGGCGTATTTAGCCCTAGCCAACACCAGCAAGATACTGTGGTTTTATTGAATACTATGATGAATACTTTACACGGTGAGAGTTGGGTTATGCGTAAAATTTTAGTGGATGGAAACTTAATCGAGTGCTTTTCTGAAAGAAGTGTTCTTGCTATGACTTATCCACCAAAGGAACTAAATTCTATTATGACTGAAAAGGGACTCCTTCAAAGAATGCTATGCTTTATTTGGGAAGTTCCCGAAGCCGTTTTAGATAAAATGAGAAAGCAACAGATACTCAAAGCCGGTATTTATGAAGATGTTGAAGGGCCAATCGAAGACTTTACAAAGGCAATTATGAACATTTATAATACGCTACAAGCGCACTATAAGGAAGTTCTTGAAGATGGAGGAACTGCTATGGACACAATGGTTTATACAGATGATTTTAGAGAAGTTCTAATGTTAGAATATGAAAGCATGATGAACTTTATTAATTCTAGCGGTTTGTTCGTAAGAGAAGTCGCTAGCAATTTTATTACTCGGCTACTTAAAATTTTAATTAAAATGTCAGTGCTATGTAGTATTGCTCAAGCACCGGCTATTAAAAATAAAGACCTAAGATACCGTGTGACAGGTCAAAATGTTAGGCAAGCAGGGGCCATTACCCGACAATGTTATAAGACATTGGTTGAATGGCTTGAGCGAAGCCTACGACAGCAAGGGCCGAAGTCTTCTGTAATCTCCCATAAAGAAGAGTTTATCAATGTTTATGACAAAATGGCAACAGTAAAGGAACCATACATCAACAAGACTTTATTCTTACAGGAACTTCAAACTGCAATAGGTAAATCACAGGCTCAAATATACAGGATATGGAATGAATATGAAAGGTTCTTTGATATGAAAAAGATAGGTCGTTCACCATATTTGAAACTAAAGGAGGAAAGCAGATGAAATACGAAAATACATATGTCGTTTTTGACATTACGAAGGGACCGAAAGTTATTATAGAAACATTAGATACTTACGGTGATGAGGGTTGGGAATGTTGCAGTATGCTATCAGTAGCAAACACAAACATTGTGGCATTCCTTAAACGCAGAATTGGCGTAGAAGAACCCGTTGATGAAGAAAGCGCAAAGATTTCTAAACTATGGACTAACGGTTCGTGATTTCAATGTCCGTTTTAGCATTAGATATTGAAACAAAGAATATGTCACATGAGATTGGCGGATTTGCTAATACTCATATGTTTCAAGTTTCAACAGTTGCCACTTGGGATGGAAATACAGGAACTGTTTATGTTGATGAACCTGTTGATTCTTTCGCCAAAAGCGGTCACATTGTAAAGTCTTTACAACAGTTAAAGTATGACTTAGACGAACATCTTCAAAAGGGTGGTAAATTATTAGGTCATAATTTAGCGGCATTTGATTTGCCTATACTTAGGGATTCTATGGATATATACTGTATTCATAAATATTTAAAGGAAAATAAATACATAGACACAAGCAAAGATTTACTCAAGGGTCATGGCGAAAGGTTTCAACTGAAGAACTTAGTCAAATGTACTATGGATGATTTCAAACTGATGGATAGTGCAGATGCTCCTAAGTTATGGAAAATGGGTAAATACGATGAAGTGGTTGAGTATTGTATGAAAGATACTCAATTAGTTTATGACCTTTGGAGTTATGGTAAAGAAAACGGCATAGTAAAAGCATTCTCTATTGAAAAAGAAGAGTTTATAGATTTAGGAGTTGATTGGTAATGTCCACAGCAGAATGGTTTGGCTTGTTTATCTTCTTGATAGTAGTTTCGTTACTATTCTTCGCAGCATTTGGTGGTTCTAATATCACTGAAAAAAGCGTGGAAGAGTACATTAGCAGACTACTTGGTGAAGATAAACAAGGCGAGAATAAATGAGTTTAAAACAAACTTGTAAGTATTGCGGAAAGAATACGCTTGCGAAGCGTATCTTAGGGTTTTATGTTGGTTCAAGTGACCAAGTAAAATTGTGGGAATGTAGAGAGTGTAGGAGTATTTGGAGTGTAAAAACAGAAATAGCGGGTCGGCCCTAACGGGTCGGCTCGCCTTTTTTTATGCAAAAATTTTTGAACTTCTTACTTTACTAACCATAACGATTGCCCACTAAGGTAGGGCCTATCCAAAGAAAAATGAAGTAAGATATTGCAATTATAAATAGCAACATCTTTATGATTAATTCTTTTTTTATCATGGACTTAAGAAAGTTAATGTATAGTTCGATGTATCTGAGCCGCCATCATTGGTAGCAACGACTCTAACTTCAAATTCTGCCATAGAACCACCACTTATAGAACCGGCTAAGGTAATTGCTAAATTTGTCCAATTAACAGTTGTTGGGCCTGTAATACTCCCGCTACTTGGAGTTGAACTATATGAAGCAATAACTCCTTGCGGGTCGTTAATATTCAAAACAGACCATTGAAAAGTATTTACATTTCCTACAACTTGTGAATAAAATCCAAAAGTAATAGTAGAACCTGCTAATCCCGCTACAATATAGGGATTTGAAAAATCATTATCATGTGCGACAGATGCTCCGATAGTAGTAGTAAATCTATTATCATTACCTGCGGCATCTTGTATTAAAAGAGAAGAAGGTGCGGCTTCTCCCCTTTTAGGATAAGAATTGAAACCAAGAACAACATAACCAAAACTCACTCGTCATTCCCCGCATTAATATCATAGAATAATTTAAGGCCAATAAGACGAACTGTTCCTGTTTGTGAACTAGAACTCGTATCTAAACTTAATCTAAAGTAGGTCACACTATCAACAGAAGCATTTGTTATTGTTAATGCTCCGCTTTCTGGACTAGTATTGAGGTCATTAGAAGTACCGCTATGTGCTTTTGCTCCGGTAGCGGCTATTGAAGGATAACCGCTATTAATTGCATAGTTATCATCAACACTTATACCCGTCAAATTCCAAACGGCTGTTCCTGTATTTGTTCCTGTGACAGTCCAAAATGGTTGAAATGTCACTGTTCCTTCGTTCCAAGATTTAGGGAATGCAACCGTAAATTGACAAAAATCATCTGCATCTGCGGCAAAATCCAATACTTGTAGTTCCGGCCTACCTGCTGTCATTTCAACTTGTGTCAATACAGAACAACCATTTGTTGTTAATGGGGTCATGGCTGATGAAGGAACCCAAATAGAATGCTTTCCACTCTTTAAGAAAACAGTATCAGTTCCCGCACCGTCAATCATGTGTAGTTCATTATCTGCATTAGTGTAGAGTTGTCCTCTATCTGCTGTATTTGTAGGTGCGCTAATTTCATCAAGAGAAATGGCTCCTTCAACTGCCAATAAAGAATTAGTATCAACGGTAGCCGTACCTATCGCTACTTTTCCATCATCGTTTATTCTCATTCTTTCGGTTTCCGAACCATCTCCTGTTAAAATTCTAATTCCATCTCTTGAATCAGTAGCAATATCCATTCCAATAAAACTGGAACCGGCAGTTCTTTCGAGAGTTAATCTTCCAGATTGACCATTTGTTGAGTTATCTGAAATTAAAGAAATACCCGCCCTACCAATACTTCCAGCAACATCTTTTGAAATAACTAAGTCAGCATCATTTTTATCAACTCCTGTAATACTCACTAAACCTTGACCGTCAATTGAAAAGACGGTAGTATCTCCATCTCCGTCCGAATCATCATCAGTCACAACCTCAAACTTTTCATCGGCAGTATTATCAGCCAATATGAATCTAATGTCAGCATTAGCAATTGTATTTCTAAATACTGTTCTATCATTAGTTCCAACAATAGACATTGTTTCTGTATATGTATTTGATGCAGTATAGGCAATACTTACACTGTTATCTGTTTTATCACTTGTTAAGAATTGAATATTTCTCGTTCCATCACCTGTGGTGGAAGAAACTTCAATTATAGCAATAATTGTGTCGCCGGAGGTATAATCGGGAACTTTATCTGCCACAGTTGGTTGTCTTATTTTTATAGCATTTGAAGAATTTATCACCAATAAGTGATAGCCCTTATCAAATTCTGTATGGGCTAATAAACTAGTATCATTACTTGTTGTACCAATAGTAAAATTAGCCGCACTTGCAGTGTATAATTTACCATCTCTCAAATAACTTCCTTGAGCAACTTGAATAACATTCCCGCTAGTAGCCTGTGTTATATTGAAATCGTGTGAAGCCGAATCATTTGACCCCTTTACTACTATATTTTGTCTTGCCATTTGGGAAAGACCTTTAATTAAACCAGTATGGGGAAAATCTGAAGCGTCTGTAATTGCTGCTAAAGTTCCTCTTCCCATTGTTGAAATCTTATGCGGGTTATTTTCTACCATCTTATTCCACCTCTAACATTAAAAATATTTCTAATTGTTCGTTTGACGCAAAAGGGCCAACACCTTCAAAATTAACTCTTGATAACATTTCATCAGTTGAACCATCGTTTCCTCCGAAACTTGCTTCACGAATAACTTTACCTGTAATGTTTGCACCTTCAACCATTATTTTAATTTCAATTACATTGTCGCCGGAGCGTGTTGCGACATATTGTGAAGTAGTGACACCTAAAGGAACATCTAATGTGGTTGCGGCTGGACTTGTTGAATTACCACCTAATCCAACATCACCTTCTGCATTTGTGTGATTTGCTAAAGTTAAAATATAGGCCGCAAGTTTATCTCGTAATAAGTCAGTTATCAAAATTCTTCCTCCACTAAGTCTGTATAGGTGATTGTGGCCCCACCTGTGAATCCAAGTGGTGCTGTTCCTGTATTTAATGCTGTCGTGAATCCAAGTGTCATTGAACCCGTTGTTGCTCGTTTGCGAACTAATAATCTAATTGGTTTAATTTTAACAGTTTCTAAGAAACCAAGAACAGTTGATTGCTCATTGTTTTTAGTATTCTGTAATGTCTGAGCAGTATCAACATCAACAGTAAGTTCGGAAAATCTATCTTCTAACTGTTTGCTGTATTTACCTAATTCTAATTCAAGTAAGCCGGTCATTAGGTGGGTAATTTCTAAAACGATGTATTGATTTCTAGGTATGTTTTCCTGTTTAACTTCTACATTGACAACATCACCAACTTGTATTTGGCTTATATTATTATGTCCTATTTTAATTCTAAGTTTTTTATTGTCGCCTTTATGTAGAATAAGAAGTTCCTTTGCTCTCGTATCAACTTCTTCTTGAGTTGTTAGTTTTCTTTCAAAGACCTTGAGTGTTTTTCTTCCAACCTTCTTAACGCTTCTTAGGTCTTGTTTCTTAGATTTGTGAGATTTACCATTGACTATGATTTCATTGTATTCTTCAAATGTGCTATCTAACACTTCGTATTCATAGATTCTAATATCGCCGTTATCGCTAATGAGTAGGTCATTGTAAAAGCCAGATGAGTCTTTTGGTTTTATTTCAAAGGTTTCATTCTTTTGTATTAGGGTCTGTTCTTTCTTTCTTAGCAAGAAGTTAATTGCTTCAAAGATACTGATGCCGTCAAAGTTAGGAGCAACGAAAAGAGGATAAGTTTCTTTTGTGATAGTAAATGGTGTGTCTTGTTCTTCAAGCAATTCTTCTATGAGGTCGTCTGCTTCTTGGCAAATACTAACGACAGAACCAATCATGGCTCTTTTTGAATTGGTGTCAATTGGTGACTCTCCACCAACCGTAATTGATGTAATTTCCGAAACTGAAACTACACCAATTGTTTCTTTAATTTGTGAAAAGGAAATAAACTTTTCATGTGAAGAAACGCTTTCATATGTTAGTTCAGTAGAATATACATTTTCTCCGTCACTCACACAATACTTTCCACTTTTATTTTCTAATATGTTATCCATTGAGTCAGTAGTGACAACAGTTTCTGTATCTGAGGATAAATTTTCAATGTCTACTAAAACATACATTGATAAAATACCTTCATTATTTCCTTGTAAATCCCTATCTCCTTTAGCATTTTGTAATTGATATGCATTGATTCCACTATACATTTCTTGAGAGTATGGTTTTTTAGTATAAGAAGAAGAAAGAGTATTTAGTTGTATCTTTTTGGGTGAATAATCATATGAAAAAGTATGATTTGGTTGAAGGACTCTATAATAATCACTTGTTAAACTTCTATCCGTGACAATAATGTGAGTTTCAGTTCCGTTGCTGTGGTCTATTTCGTGAGAAATAACATATGCTAATGTTGTTGGAGTTGCGTCATTAAGACTTTTAGTTTGGCCTGTGGTTAAACTTCCCTGTGTTCCACCGCTATCCACATATTTACCTATTGTTGATGCTAAATATGTTCCAGTTAAATCAACAAACTTTAGCCAAGTATGTTCACCACTTGCAGGAATAAAATACCTAATAATATCGGATGCTCCTATTGCTTTATCTGGGCTATTAGAACCATCATAATGAGCACTTGTATCTATTTTTAGTCTTGGTTTGAATGCTAACATCGCTCCATCTGCTGTATTAGAATAAGTTATATTTGCAGAATGGTCCAAGGTTTCTTTATCTGCAAATTTTTCATTTAATGCAAATCCAACTAATCCTATTTTATTTGTTGAAGTGCTATCTCTATACTTATTGGCACCGGTTATTTCAGCACCAACCATTCCAGAATCAACTAATTGACTTCCTCCTTCTATTTTAAATCTATCTAAAAATACAGGCAACCAACTTTTAATATACAGTTCATCAGCACTTGTCACTCCTGCCGCATCTGTATTGGCAGTAAAATCATCTAAATCATCAAATAATTGGAAAAGTTTAGATGGATGATGGTCTAGTGCTGAAGATTCTGCTAATTTGCTATCTCCTTCTATTCCTATTGGAGCATAAGTATTGTGGTCTTTTGTAGCAGGTGCGCTTTGATGCCCTAAAGCAACGCCGTAATGGTCGGACCATTCACTACCCCCACTACTGCCGTCTGATTTTTTTGTGCCATATCCTTCTATATCATTATTAACAGCATCATCAGCATTGTTAATAACTGCACTTCTAAGCATGTGTATTTCTTTACCAAATCTAACAAAGGTATCTACTTCTCCATGTCCAGAAATTAAAGCCTTTTCTTCAGCAGTAGCAACTATTACTTTTTGAGCACCTGCGCCAGTAAAGTAAGCATTACCATTTGTTTTATATGCTGTGGCGGTAGTCACGATTCTTGTAAAACTACCTGAAATTGTAGAACTAGAGGAAACCGTACCTATATACCTTCCTTCACTATCCAAGATATAATCACCATTAGCAATAGTAATAATGGCGGTCATATCAATTTGAGTTCCACTGATACTAGAAATATTTCCTAAACTAACAATACTAACATGTGGATAATAAAACACAGGAAGAGTTTTATTACCAGCAGGGGGATTTTCTGGGTCAAATTGGTTAAATGCCCAATCAAAACAAAGTTCAGTTAAACGCATCATACTAAAGCGATTTAAGGAAGAAAGTGTTTTGTCGCTGGATATAATTGAAGTCGATGAATAATTACCATCTTTATGTGTTATTGTTTTAGTTGTGACACCAGTATTATCTTTTGGGTTTGAAGATTCAGTTGTTATTGGTTCGGTTAATGCAAGAAGGTTATAAGAAGTAATATCTCTAGTTTGTCCAGAATACAATAGACTGTCTTTTCTTGTTGATGAATATGCTCTTAAGTCAGAATTTACGAATAAAAACATTCTTGCTACTTTAGGGTCAGGTTGTTGAATAATGTCTTTGGCTACATAGGGTGTTTTTAATTCACTTGTGTTAGTATGGGGGTCGGGCGGTAAAAGATATAGTGCGGCAGAACCCGTTGGATGAACAATAGTATCAAAGAATTTAGAACCGCTTGGTGGAACATAACCCCTAGTTTGTATCAATGAGTGCGCTCGAACTGGATTATCTGTTTTATTGACACCCGTTAAATTATCTTGTAATCCACTATCAATATAGAAAGCAGGATTAAATTTATATGAAGAAGCGTAATATGGAATCTTATTGATAATACTTGCATAATAAGTTAAATCACCAAATGCAGCATAAGAGGTCACTTTGGATTTAATGTTATTCACATTACCTTTTTCTAAGTTAATAATTCTGTAATACGAAGCACCTGTTCTATCAGCAAATGTTTTTGAATAAGTACCCGTATTAAAATAATAAGGTATATCCAGAATGTTATACATTCCATCATCACTTGAAGATGCGCTCCTACTTGGGTGTAAAGGTGCAATAATCTTACCACCGTGTAAATGCGCTCCATTTAATATTGAAAGTTCATGAGTTAATTTAGTCGTTTCATTTGTAGTATTTGTCGTAGAATTACCATCTCTTAACAAACCACCATCTAATGTGTGTAATGTAGAGCCATTATCTGCATCGGGTATTACTCTATCAATATAAATTCTAATTGTAGTGTTGCCACCAAAATAATTGGCTTGTACTATGAATCCTGCAAAAACATCAGAAATATACAAAGGCTTTCCATGATACCTTCTTGGGAATGTTGTGCTAGATAAACTAAGAATTGAAGTTGTTTCTAAATAGGTATTCCCACTGGAAGCAACAGCCGCAGAACTTAAAGTCCCTAAAGGAATTTTAACATCAATATCTTGTGTATTACCGAAGTTATTATCTACTCTAGCCAATGTTAATGGAATGTGTGGAGCGATTTCAATAACTTGGTTTCCTTCTACTTCTTGAATAGAAAGAATATTAAAATCAATAAGTGTATTAACTGTATCAAAGGTGGAATATGATTTACTTGAAGCATTATCATCTAATCTTGCTTGGAAGAGATTATCTGATTTCATGTTCTTTGCTTCACTTAAGTAATATCCCCTTGATTTTGGATTAGTAGTATTTATAGAAGATGGTGGAAGAGAAACAGTTTCGACGCCATCCACTAATGTAGTACCACTTTCAAAGAAAAGACCTTTATTTGCAGTACCATAAAGACTAGTAGCAGAAGAAACAAATGCATTAGAAGATAATGCTTTATTGAATACCGTATATTTTGTTGACGCTTTATATGCTGCTTTAGTGTCTACTTCTCCTTTACAGGTAGTAGTAAATGAAAAGGAAGTTCCTGTTCCACCGGAAGATATTTCTCCAAGATATACCATTGAGCCACTAGTCGTCTTAGCAAATATTTTATCCCCTGTAATTAGTGTAGTGCTTCCACTTAAAGTCAAAGTATTGTTTGTAAATTCAGTTGTTGCATTTGCTCCTAATGCTGTGACTTTATTATATGGGCTGTCCGTTGAATACACAATATCTTTTGAGAACAATGTATTTTTTTCTATAATTGGGTCAAGTAATTCTTTAAGTTTATCAGCACCATTGATATTCATTATGGTAGCACCATCAACTTTTTCTTGTTTGAGGTTTGTAATCCTACCATTTAATTTTTCATTGTAAATCATATATTGCCCAGACATTTTATCTAATGCTGTCTTAGTATCGTAGCCTTGATTAAATAGAGATATGGTTAATAATCCAGTTTGAGAAACATACGAAGTGACTGTTGCCTCTAATTGAGAAAACTCATCACTGATTAAAGAAATAGTTAAACCGCCCTCTCTACCATCAATCATTTTCATTCCTGTCAAAAGAGTACCATCTGTTGTATTCCATGCTCTTCTATAAATTTCAGTATCTGCCGCAATTGATTCTAAGTTAGTGGAAGTAGTAAATATAGATTCTGTTTCTAATCTACTCTCAGTCCTAAATCTAAGATTTGATGCATCTAAATCAACCACAATCATTACTCTAGAATTGATTAAAACTTCATCATTAACATTTAAATAATCTCTTAAATCAACAGGAGTGTTTATAGCATAAAGTGGTTGATTACTACCATTCTTAGAGGTGTATGAAGTTATTGTTGCTCCAAATGAAATCCAATCATTAAAGTCGCCCCTATGAACCATTTGCCTTATTCGCAAGGCATCATAGTTAATTATTTTCTTTGATAAGATACGATAAGGGTCGGAGATTTTTAAATCAGCATAACTTGATTTGTTGCCAATAGATTCTTGAACTTCTAAATCAACAACATTAATAGTAGAATTGTTTTTAGTTGGAGAGTAATCATAATGTAAATATCTTGTAGGGCCGGATAAGTCATTCTTTGCATCAGCATCAGCAACATCTCTATTTGCATGTTCAATATAATTATCATAATCTGCATCATCAGTTCCAATATTAGACCTTTCGTTATCAAACATTGTCACAGTAATTGTCGCACTACCATGTGCTGCAAATTCCATAATTATTTTATTAGTTGAACTACTTGAATCTAAAGACAAGAACTTATTTGTTCCTGTTCCACTAGTTCCTGTTTTAATACCTGTTCCTTGTAATGATAAACCTTTGAACATTAGTGTAGAATCCATACTACCGCCGGTAATTGTAAGTTCAGCAGAACCGGCTACTGTTGTAGCAGTAAAGGTATTACCATACTTATGAAATAAATAATCTAGTCTTTCTAAAGTGTCATGGCTAGTGGCGTTTAATGAAAATTTACTGTAATCAACTACCTTTTCTTTATAATCGGAAACTGTTAGGAATGCAACTCTATTTGCCGCAGTATTTAATGTAATGCTACTTCCGTCACCCTCGCCATCTATTCTAGCAAAATATTTAGTATTGTGGTCTAATTGATTATCTTTATCTAAAGAATCATTAACAAACCAAAAGTGAGGTCTTGCTACTTGTAATGAAGTCTTTAGGTCTTGCTTAATACCTGCTGAAAAAGCAACGCCCTTTGAAGTAATTGCCGGCCCTTTGTATAATTTAAATTTAGTTCCTTGAGCAATTTCATTTCCTAATTTTGGCTCAAAGTCAAAAGAGTCACCTAATACATCACTAGTTTTAATTTCTGTAATTCTAGCAAAATGATGTTTTAGATGGTCGTCGGAATGAATTAAAACAAAGTAATAGTGAGTGTTTATATTAGGTGAGCCGGTTGCGGCATCTATTGTCGCTAAACTAACACCTGTTGAAGAAACAGTATCAAAACAATGAATATTGAATCCTTTTGTCACTGATAGATTTTCGTATTCTGCTTGTAATGTAGCACTACTTATTACTTCATTAAAAGCACTTTCTTCACTATCATCGGTATATATGGCAGAAAATAAAACATCTCCACTTGTAAATGATGTAGAGAGAGTAGTCATTACTGGATTTGTAGGAACATCAAAATTATAGGAGGCAACTGTTCCCGAACTTGGTTGGCTTGTTGCGACGAACATACCTTCATTAAATACATCTAATGTCATAAGTCCACCTCTTCAAATCTAAAGTAAAATAATGTATCGTTATAATTCGGGTGTAAATTAGTAATAGATGGAAAGCGTCTGCGAATTACTGAGGTTAAACACATTTCATGCATTTCTCCCATAAATTGTTTGTTATCTATTGCTGAACTCATACCAACTTCTCTATTACCATTGGCCCCAATAAATAAATCTTCATCTTCAAATGAAAATGTACCGGACTGTGCATGAGTTCCAGTTTTAACCAATAAGCCATTAAAGTAAATGTTTAATTCTTTAGCAGTTTCATCATAGGTGCAAGCGATATGAAATGAATTGTTGATATAGGTTGGGTCGGCATAAGTCCTTCGTAGTAATTGAGTTGATGAGGAAATATCGGCATTGTAGGCACTGCCGAGTGTGATGGTGTTGGCGGAGGTATCAGTCGAAGAAACGGTCCCTATGGCCGTAAAATCGTACCCATCTCGGATGAACAACGGCTCACCTTCGGAGATGGTATCGGAAACAACCGAAGAACAACTAATTGTAGTTCCACCCGAAGAAAAGTTTGAATCCACAAGTGCGGCAAAATCATATTCAATTCTTCCTTCTTCATTAAATCCATATAATCCTGTTGAAGTGTAAGTCCAAGCCCTATCCTTAGTTGGTATAATAACAACATTATCGGTAGTAAATTCTTGAACTGCACCACTACTTAATTTTATTCCAACTAAAATTTTATATTCAGCAGGTTGATTTGCATTGGTTGTCGTTGCATTTTTAAGAGAAATGTAAAAATTAGTGCTAGAAAAGATTCTCATTTCATGGGTAAGAGCATCTGCTATTGGGAGGTATCTATTGCTTTGTGAACTTGAAGCAGCATGTGGCATTATTTTTTTAGTATTGCTTAATGTTCTTCCTCTTAAAGATGCAATAGCGGCCCCATTAATATCATAAGGAGTCACAATGGCCTCAAAGGTAAAGTCACCACCATGCGACCAAATACCATAACCAACATCATCTGCTGAATCTGGAACATTGTCTGAGTAATCAATCTTAACATCTGCATTACACATAACAGGGAACACTAATGCTCTTTGTTTTCCTGTTAATACATCGTACATTTAATCACCTCAAGGAACAATACTTGCAACTTCAAACTCTAAACTAAAAGTCAAATCAAAGGATTCTGCTTCAAAATTACAAGTAAAACTTCTAACGAATCCTGTTAAGCCAATATCAGTAGAAGCATCTGGAAATGTTGAGAATGGAGTGGGAACGCCTAAATTATCCTTTGAATTTGCTCCACCTCTTGAACCGAATGTTAATGGAATTAAAGTTCCCGTACTTCTATCAGTTGTGTCTATTCCTGCTCTTGCAGAATACTCACTATCAACAAATGATGGCATTAAAATAACTAATTCAGAAAAGGCTTGGTTCTTAGCAAAACCTGTCGAATCAACACCAGCCGCAATCATTTGTGCAACTTCGTGTGCTGTAAATGTTAATGTTGTATTTGTTCCTCCAATTGTTTTTGTAATTGAAGTATCTGTTATTGTACCACTTAAAGAAATGTTTTTTGTTGCCATTCCTAAATCTAAAGCCGCAGTAATAGACTCGCCAACAGCAACACCTGATAATGGAACAGGGAAAGCAGGAATTGTTTTAGAAACACTTATTCCAACACTAGAAACATCTAATGGTATTGTGTTAATGGACAAGTCACTGCCACTGTATGCTTGTGTTTTTAAATATACATAGCCCATAATATCATCTCATTGTTCGAGTAGCACCTGTTCTATTCATCTTGGTGTTAATCATATTACCGAGTTCAGTCGCAATCCTACGCATTTCTGCCTTAGATGTATCTTTTGCATTGATGGTAATGTAGTTATTTACGGTAGTTCCACCCATCATTCTATTTGTTTGCGAATTGGTTTTAACTTGTGCGCCAGCAGGTAAATTGACTAATTCTGGCCCTTGCTCTCCAACAAGTGTCATTCCTCCGTGACTTGTACCACCTGTTGCTTTAGCAAAGAACTTGAATTTTTTAGCAAGCCCCATCAATAATAATCCAACAAATGCCCCTGCTGCTATAATCCAACCTCCAGCAACAAAGGCTAAAATTCCAATAATTGCCGTCATTCCAAAAACAATCATTTCTAAAACAGGGTGTCCTGCAACCTTTCTATAAAATGCTAAGAAAGCGGCTCCTATAACAATAGCCATTCCAATAGGTAAGGCATAAATTCCTAATAGTAATAGTGCTTGACCTGCTATCCATCTAACAAAATAAGCGGCAAGTAAGAACTTTCCTATTTTATAGAGTGCGGGAAGTACCACTTTATATCCTTCTTGAAAAAAGAAGTAATCCATAAAGTCAAGTAATGAATAAAATAACCCTACAAGAATCGCTAATCCCGCCTTTGCTGCTAGTAATCCTGCTTTGTAAGCAATATCAATTACGCTATTGACTATGGCTAAACCTGAACTAAGTATTGTTTCAAAGTCACCACTTAAGAATGCACCAATAATAGTAAATAAATTACCTACTATGCTCACCGCTGAAGTTATAATGGCGTTTATATCATCTAATGCCCCAAAGTCTTTAATTATATCAAAAATATCATATGCCACTTTAGCAAAAACAAGGAAGGCTAAAATTCCTAACATCGCATATATAAGGAAATTAAATGCCATTTTAAATAAAGGTTGTAGGCCCATAACTACTTTAAGCATTCTCTTTTGGAATTTTAATGAAAATTTACTAACAGTTTCACTAAAGGAACTTCTTGATTTATAAAGTTTAAATATTTTACTAAAAGGAGTTTCTTCTTTTTTTGGCGTAAGCGTACCAACTATCGCTTTTAAAACACCTTTTACAGATTCTCTCTCACCTTTAACACTACCTGTGTTAAAACCTTCGCCCGTTAGCATAGAATATGCTTTTCTTTTTTGGCTTTGTATTCCAGCCTTTATTCTTCCTCTTCCTTTAGCCGTTTGTAGATTTTCTTCAAACTTTGCGGCTTTTTTTCTAGCCGCTAAAAAAGTATTGACTTCCTTTGAATTGTTTTTTACCAAATCACCCAAAGACGCAAGAGATAATTTATATGCTTCGCTTTTACTTTTACCAGAAATAATGGCCTCGGAAAAAGCAACAGTGCTTTGTAATGCTTCTTCTTGCTCTTTATTATAAGAACCTGCGGCTAATTTTAACTTTCTATATTCTTCTGTTAATTTATCAACATTAAGAATAGCATCAACAGCCGCTTTATTTTGCATTCTTTGTGCGTTTTCTGCTCTTAACGCTCTTTCTTGAAAACCAGCCAAGATAGAAAGGTATGCTCTTGCTTTGTTCTGTAATTTCCATATCGGGCTTCCAGAAGTTAAACGACTTAAAGTAGTCCATGCTTTACTTGCTCCTTCCGTTCCAGCAGCAACTTCAACCATTGTGCCAAGAAAGCCGGAAAAAATCTTTTCACCGGCTAAAGCATTATCATTGAGTTCTTTTAAAGAACTCGAAGCCCGTTGAATTTCATCGACCATATTTAGCATTCTCCGCTTTCTTTGTAATCTTATCCATTTCCTCTGATTTTATTTCTTCAACTGCTGAGTGAACCA